TGGTCGGTCACTTGAAATGCGGAACGACGTGTGGCTGGCTGCCTACCGGACGAAGAAGCCCGCTCCCGGCTGGCCCTTTGGCATGTGGCAGTATACCAGCAAGGCCCGTGTACCCGGTGTGACCACCAACGTGGACATGTCCCACGCATACAAGGACTATGCGGGTATCATCAGCAAGAAGGGTCTGACCCGTCTCCGGGAGGGGAAATGACCGAAAAAGAAGCTTTACTGTGGGTGCTGGGCATCCTGGGCAGCCTGTGCGCTGCTACCATCACGATCGACAAGGTGCTGGACATCATCCACAAGTACGTCAAAAAGGCACAGGCCCCCGACGATGCGCAGAACAAGCGAATGGATACGCTCGAAAAAAGACTTGGCGTGCTGGAACAGGGACAGCTTCAGCACGCACAGGCCCTTGCAAGAGACCTGCGCCGCTTTGACGGCCTCGATGAAGAAATGCGTCTCGTACTCGTTGGCGTACAAAATCTTTTGGATTCGCAGCTGTCCGGCAACAACCGCGAAGGTATGCAAAAAAGCAAATCCGATATCAACAACTACCTGCTGAAAGGAGTAACAAATCATGGAAGCAATGTTTAATTTTATCCCCGCACCCATCGCACTGGTACTGATGTTCATTGGCTTTGCCGCGCTGGCTGTTGGCGCTATCCGGCTGGGTTACAAGCAGTACGTCAAGCGCTGGGCACTGGAGCTCGTGACCATCGCTGAGGACAGCATCATGGGTAGCGGTCAGGGCGCGAAGAAAAAGGCGCAGGTCTTTGCTGCGCTGCGCGGCGCACTGCCGGACTGGCTGAAGCCTTTCATCACCGATGAAGTGCTGGACAGCGTGATTGAAAAGGCCGTCAGCATGATGAAAAAGGCACTGGCAGAAAAGAAGCCTACCATCAACAAGGAGTAATTTATGATCGAGCAAAGCGTATCTCTCGCATCCAATGGCGTCGTCAAAGTGCCGGGCTATGAGCAGCTGGTGCGCTTTGGCTACACCAAGAACCGAGGCGTGTACCGCCTGCACGTCGATGCAACCGGCGAGTGGGCCGGGCTGGCTATCCGGGCATTTTGGCATATCCCCGGTGGCGCTGATCCTCCCGCCTCGCTGGTGGTGGACGGCTATGTGGACGTGCCTGCCAGCGTGACCGCACAGCCCGGGAGCGGGTGCGTCACCTTTGAGGGTAGCGACGGCGCAAAGACCGTCACCAGCGCAGACCTGCACTACCGTGTCAGCGCCAACAGCGGCACGGAGGACGGCACAGAGCCGGAGCCGGGCACCCCTGCATGGCAGCAGCTGGTGGATGCCGTGCACACCGACGCCACCGCCGCACAGCAGGCTAAGACCGATGCATAAACTGCTGCCAGTGAAGCAGTCACCAGTGCGGGCAGTGCCAGCCAGAGCGCTCAGGAAGCCGCTGACAGCCTGCAAGCCCTCAAGGACGCCATTGCGTCCATGACCTAAGGAGGACATATGGCTATCAAAAGTAAAGCCCGGCATGACCTGACACTGTGCTCCATCAAGCGGGAAATCGCCGCAGGACGTGACGTGGCATACTGGTTGGACAAGGCGTACACCCATCTGGACAGCGGATTGTTGGACGCCGACGACATCGCAGAGGTGGAAGCCCTTGCGCAGGCGTACTATGACGCACTGGATGCTAAGGACAAGGCGAACGCTGAGGAAATTACGCAGTAAGGAGACATAACGCATGAACGCAGTAAATATCGAAGATTTGCTCGATCTGATTGAATCCATGAAACGCATATCTGCGGATGAAATTATCGCTGCATCAAAGGAGAACAACGAGCTGGAGCGCATCGCGCACATCGCAACGGAAGCAACTTATAAGGCTGTTATCGAAAAGTTGGAAAACCTCCGCGTGTATGCAGTAACCGTTTTGGATAGCAAGGAGTAAGGAGACAAAAAATGTTTCATTATCACTACATTAAAGTCATTGCTGATTCCGAAAACATGAGTACGGAAGAAATCACTTCTGTTCTGCAAAAATACTTTGCAAAACAGAACGATGGTTTTTACCTCGAAATCGACTTGGATAATCATGCCGCTGATTTCGATGGCAGCGGAAAATGGCTCATGCGGTTGGAAGGAAATATTTTGTGGCTAAATGGCGAATACGTTGCGTTCAGCGGTGTGCAACAAAACAACCCGAATGATAGCGTTATCGTCAAAATTTCCGCAATTCGTTATCTCATTGTTCACAATAAGGAGTGATATCATGGCAAGCACTACATACCGTCATCTCGGTGACGTCACCGGGATGTTCGCCTCACAAGAGCAATTTCGTGACATCACGAAAATGGTCTGCGCACGTTTTCGTGGCCTTACGAAAACATACCATCTCGGCAATGTCAACAAACTGGTGACGTTTTGTCACCGTTTCGCCGTCATTGGCAATATGGTGCGCAACGCCGGACAGCTGCCGCAGCCTTTTTGGCTCGGTGCTGTCTGTGGCGGCGGCTCGCGTGGTGCTGCCCCCTGCGCTGCGAGGGCTTGACCGACAGCAGATGACCGCCGCCATCAAAAGCGCACCGCTTGGGAGGGTAGACCGTAAGATAGCCTTACTGCGGTACGTTGAGCGGCTTCCGCTGCCGGACATTGCAGCACAGACGCATTACAGTCGGACGGCGATAGGCTACCGGCTGAAAGGCATTGATAAAATGCTGGATGTGCAATATACTATTTGTACGACCTAAGTGCCTTTGAATTATGAATTTCCAAACAATGTCACAAGTTATTACGTTCCTGATGATAAAAAATGGAGCTTGAAAGGCGAGGGTGTTGTCTCGGATTTGTGCCCACAGTGTAGATGTGAATACGAAAAAATGCTTCATAAATTCTATTTGGAAGGAGTGAAGCGTAATTTCTGAAGAATTAGGGTTTTATGACGAACAAAAATAATATTTATAAACAAAGAGCAAAAGTCACAGCAAAAACAAAACCACTTGTAGATAACATCGTTAAAACACTATCTTCAGAGGAACAGCGGATGCTTGGTGTTTACAACGATGAATATCTAACAATTACAGCAGGAGAATATGTTATAAAAAGATTCTTAAAAATCAGTGACGACACTCCTGTTGCGTTTTTTGACCTATTTGAAGAATGTTCATATATAGATGTAGCGGTTGCAACAAGAAATGATAAAAACTATCGAGGACATGGATACGCTTTGAATCTTGCACAATCGGCAATTAAATGGTATACAGCTCATAGATCTGATTTTGATAATAAACCACTGTTGTGGATAGCTCGAAAAGATAATGTGGCATCAAATCAATTGGCCTTGAAAATTGGGATGTGTCCAGACGATGCTTACAATAAATCCGACGAAGTTTGGAATTGCTACAGATACTCGTAATCTTATGTTTTTTTCTGAAGCTTGATTCTTGGCAAAACAAAGCGGCAGGCTTTCGGGTCTGCCGCTTTTCTTTTTGCACGGATTGTGGTATAATATTTACAGACAATTCGCCTAATGAATTGCTGGTGTGGTCTGGCCTAAAGATTTCTGTCAGCACAAGCGCACAGCTTACGAAATTTAGTCTCCCGCCCGCCTACTCACAGTGCGTACTATGCGGGAAACGATTTTATATGAATTATGGCAAATAAAATATATCACTTTTTGTCCCGTGCTTTGTTCGCTCTGATTATTTTTGGAGCGACATCAAGCGTTCTAAAAGCCGTCCTTCCGTTTTGGCATAGTGCATTTATAGGCGTGGTTTTATCGGTATATGCGTCTTTGCATTATACGCCATACGATTTATGATTTGAAAGGCTACGGCCTTTGTAGAGAGCGGCATTGCCTGTGGGCGGTTCCGCTCTTGATTTTAGATTTCGCCGTTTTGGCGGCACAAACCCCCGGTGTTCCGTGTGGAGCATCGGGGGTATTTTTGTTTATATACAATTTTTCAAGCGCTCATGCGGATTTTTCCATGTGGGCGCTTTTCTTTTTTGTCCTTCGTTGTACGTTCGTTGTCTTTCGTTTTTTGCCAATGCGGTACACTGGATGCACAAGGAGGGATGTATTATGAGCTATTATCCGGCACCCGGAGCGCCTTACGTTCCACAGCAGCCCGTCAATCCTTACGGCGGCATGGGAACAGTAGGGCTTGCCACTCCCCTACCGAGCACGCAGATGCAACAGGTGCAGCCGCAGCGTCCGCAGCCGATGAATGGGCAACAGCCTGTTCAGCAGTCGGCACAGGATGGCGGCTGGTTGCTTGGCAGACCTGTTTCCAGCAGAGAAGAGTTTTTGGCAATACCGTCTGATCTGTACGGCAGACCGACCTACTGCCCAGACTTGCGTAGTGGGGTCATTTACTGCAAGCGGCTCAACCCAGACACCTGTGAATCCTAAGCAAACCGCAAATTTTTCTTTTTCTCTGCAAGTAAGGCTTTCGAGTGAAGTTTTATCGTTCATGTTCTTCCTCTCTCCCCTGTGCGGTCGTAGCGGCTACACAGGGGTTTTCTATTTTAACTTTAGAACTTAGTTTTTATCAATATTCTTCTCTCGTCGATTTTGGAAAAGCAATATTGCAAACTGCCTCTCTCCTTCGCTCATAGTAAGGGCATTCTCCATCGCCTTTTGTTTCAGTGTTCACATTTGGATGAAAGGCATCCATACACTTGTTATGAACGCGGCTCCAATCTACACAAGTCTCACATGATTTTTCAGTACAAAACATTGCATATTCCTCCTAAATCTCAGCTTTTATCAAGCATTGCAGTCTTTTCATTCCAATATCCTGCGGCCTCTTCAGCGGAATTGAAAAATAGACCGCCAAGAGCTTCTTCTTGGTCATCACAACGGAGAATGCAACTCATCCATTCTTCGTGATGCAAAGCATACAAGGCTATATCGCAGTCTGGGTCTTTCTCAAAATCGCATCCAAGTGGCCCTTTCCATTTTTCATCAATATCATACACGCTAATGGAAACCGCTTCATGCCCGCAAAATGGGCATTTATTCAATTTAAGCATCATTCCATCTCCTAAATCTTAACTTTTATCGTCAATCCTCCAAAAAATCTTCCAACTCAATCTTCCCCTCTGCCGCTGCGACAGCCAGAGCGTACACGAACTGTCCTATCGTCATTCCGTGCCGTCTTGCTTCACGGTTGATATACTTGCGCTCTTCCTCGCTCATAAGGATAGTAATGCGCTTTGAACGCTTGCCATCACCGCTTGCAACGCCCTGATGCGATTCCGGCATCGGGATTTTTTTCTTTGTCAAACCAGCTTCAGCTAGTGCGCCGTGAACATCGCCCTGTTCGATAAGACGTTGAACTTCTTTCGCCTGTTTCAGTTTCTTCGGCTTACTTTCGCTGACTATGGCATTGTTTGGCTGTGTACGGCTATCTGTGGCTTCATTGGGCTTAATCTGTGCTTGTTCGGCTTCGCTCGGCTTTGTTTGGCTTACTTCTTCTTCCTTTGGCTCACTTCGGCTTAATGTCTGTTCCGAAAAAATAGGCTGAAAATCAAACCCGCCAAGCAAGCCTGTGGATTTTTTGCTGGTTGATTTCATTCTTCTTTCTCCTCCTTACCGCCTATTCCTAGAGCTTTTAGAACCTCTTCCGGGATTCCGCTTGCGGAATTGATCTTTTCTACAATTTCCATCAATTTATCTTTATTCAGCGAAACGGTTGCTATGTTTTCTTTGCAAGGACTTTCTGGCGTGTCCGTCCAATATTCTACATCTAGCGTACGCAAACCAGTTTGGGCGTCCAACCAATAATACTCATCGGTATGCACGTTGTAAAAACAATTAGCTGTAAGACAACACCCGTCTTTAGTATATACCAAAAAAACAAGAGATTCCCTGTGGTTGTACGAACCAAGTTTCGGCGGGTCGTACTTCGCACTATGCCATATCTTGTTGCTCATTTTGTATCGCCCTCCGCAATCATCTGTGCCAACGCCTTGAAATCCTCTGCGCTGGTACTCTTTGCCGTGTCGCCGCTAAACAGGCTGTGCCGCTCTGCCTGCGCCTTACGAACACCCATAGACGGTCTAATCTTCACGTCCAACAGGGTTGTACCCATGCTCTGTGCAATCACAGGAAGCTGCTCCACAACCTCTTTGGACAGGTTCTCACGGCTCTTGTACTGGTTCAGAAGCAGACCTTCAATCTTCAAAGTCGGATTGAAGTATCTGCGAACATCGCCGATGGTCTGCGAGAGCTGGCTCAAACCAGCTAATGCGTATCGGTCTGCTGTGATGGGAACGATGATGCTGTTGGCGGCGATCAGTGCGTTCACAAGCGCAAGACCAAGCTGCGGGGGAGTGTCCAGCACAATGTAATCGTACTGCCCGGACACGCTTTCAAGGGCTTCTCGCAGCCGGAAGTTCTTGCCCATGTCCCGGACAAGCTGCTCGTCAATGTCCTTCAATGCACTGTCGGACGGAAGAATATCACCAGCTTCACAGTGCTGGATTCCTTCCTCTACTGTTCCTTGCCGTGTCATCACGTCAAACAGGGTGCATACGTCCTCTGTCTGTGCGCCGTAGGTGTCCGTTGCGTTACACTGGGCATCGCAGTCCACCAGCAACACTTTCTTGCCAAGCAGCTGCAACGCACCGGCCAAACAGGTGCTTGTTGTGGTCTTTCCTGTGCCGCCCTTCTGGTTGGCGACAGCTATAATTTTTGCCATTTTTATTCTCCCCAATCTATAAAATATCCGTTATAAACGAACTCTTTCGCTGCTTTACCAGCTTCAATCAAAGACTTTCCGGCTTCAATCGCTTCGTCAGGCGTTAGTTCACTATAACTTCTTTGCGGCAAAACCTTTACAGAAGCCTGATTCCCATGATGATTAAACCGAAACTGATAATCAAACTTCTTTTCAAGTTCAAGTTCTGCTTTATTCAAAGCAGAGTAGGAAACTTTTGCCATTTTATCACTCTTTCTTTTTAGTAGAACGGATATGCTGCTTTTACCTCGTCTCCGATCCACAACACAGGCGTGACGTGCCATTCGGTCACAATTTTATCTTCAAGGTATTTTCCCTGAGAATCAGTCCATTTTCCGTTACTTGAATCATACCATCCAACTTGAATCATTTCTTTGCCAGAGTTTTTATTTTTGGTTGAGAGAAGAAGCCCGTGCGGCCATTCTTCCAGTTCTTTACCGGGCATTGCTTCTTCAACTTTATACCACTTGTCCTTGTCATAGCCTTTCGGAAACATTGGAATCATACTCTTTCTCCTTTCTGCATCATCTGCTCAATGCGCTACATCTGATTACTTCAAGAAGCTATCATCAAATGTAGCATAATCGTCAAGGTCTGCTTCTTTCAAAATTGAGTACATATAAGCGCCGGGGTCTTTTTCAATCTTATCAAGCCGTTCGCTGACAAGAACCCTGTATGCGTTCTCAATGATGTTCGCAACAGCTTCCTTTTTCTTGTTAGGTTTGATGTTTGGATATTTCTCCGGCAATCTCTTTGCCACTAGCTTTGCGGTCAAGATACACTGGCTTTTAGACATCTCCGGCGCAATAGATGCCCAATCCACATCCTCGTATGCGCCGCTGCGGGGCTTTCTGGCAGGTCGTTGGCTCTTTGGAACATCTTTTAGCTCTACGCTTTCGACCTCGTTAGCTTCCACGTCTATGACTGGCTCATTAGACTTAAAATCTATACTGAACTTTACAGCAACCGCATTGCGACCTCTCATGACCTTGTCATATTCAACGCACAGGTCTGATACTTCGTTTATTTCAGCTACTGCAATATCAATGACACGCCGCCTAAGATGCTTGAACTCCTGATAGCTAGGTTCTCTTGCGCCAAGCTGTTCCCTTAATCTATCCAACGTAATTTCGGGCTGGCTCACGCCACGTCCGATGAACTCTCGGAGAATTGAATACAGCAAAATGCTATACTGCGATTTCATATTCGCTGTGTAGCGCAAGCGATACTTGACATATCCACGCTCTGCAATGTCGAAGAAAACAGGTTGCAGAAGCGGATTGCAACACAATGACACAGTAATATTCATTAAACTAGGTTCAAAGTTTACAGTTGCTCTACTGAACAAGGGATACAAGTCAAACGAGCCTGAACCGTCACCTCTAGGAACTTCAACGGAGTTGTCGATGAAATGCTTGACCTGTGCTTTCAAATTCCTAGAGTTGATTTTTAACCCCAAAAATTCGCAATATTCTTGTAACGTAAACTGAACCGTTGAAGTTTCAGGGTCTCTCGGATTGATGCGGCTAAGATACACTTCAAGTAACCGTAGCTCTCCTGCTGTATAGTCAGTAAACTTTGCCCAAACAAGCTGTCTGCTTTTTTCAACCAAGTTCCCGCCTTTAATATCGGACACTCTTATCACGCCTCCTCTCGTATAAGAGTATATCACAAACAGGTGTACAAATCAATAGCAAGTGTACACCTGTTTCCACTTTTTGTACACCTAACTGTCCACATTTCGTACACCTATTTTCACAATCTGTACACCTATATCCATTTTTTGTACACCTCTTTACATTATATAAAACAAGACTATTAACAAGATTATAAAATAACTTCTACTAATAACAGAAGAAGAAAATTTTCCACAAAATCTTTTCTTTCTCTCTTAAAAAGTGGAAAACGCAAAGCAAATATCGCTAAATAAACAGATGTTCAACACCCGAAAGGTTGAAACGCTTAACGGTTAGGTTTACCTAACGTGTACAAAAAGTGGATGAAAAACTTTTAAGCCGGTGTTATGGGGGACAGAATGACAAGCCACTCAATCGAAAACAATAAATTAACGCTAATCCGTTATTTATTCCGCGCGAATGTTGTCGATTTACAGCCTATGGGGGACGGATTGACAAGGTAAATTGGCCCGATAGGTGTACAAAAAGTGGATGAACGTGGACAAAATGTTCTTCAAAAACTGCGATAATTCGACAATCAGCCGCTTATATTATTGGGGTTCACGGTATAAGAATCGTTGGACTTCATAGCGGCTTCCATTCCAGCGTCCTGCGCCTGATAAAGAATCTCCATCTTTGGGGCGGTTCCGTCTGGGTCTGGGTCAGTTTTGGTAGCCTGTGCCATCTCATAGCTACCAGACACCATCCGGCAGACAGCAACCCTGTCCTTCAACGGCGTGTGGAGGTTTGCCAGAATCTCCGTCAGTACGCCGATGTGGTCTGAGCCGTGATCTCCGTACCGGATGTACAACAAGGCATCTATCTCATAAGAAGAACATTCCATCATAGCATCTATGAGAATCCGCCGTTTCTCCAGATCGGAAAGGTCGTCTTCAAGGCGTTCAAGTAGTCCTGGGTGAATGCAAGCGTCCATGTATCGAGCCACCGATACGCCGCAACAGGTGAACCAGCGCATAGCCATCGGCAGGGAGATTGCTGCCAGACCTTGCTCCCAATTGGCTATCGTGCCACGATTCACGCCCATCCGTGCTGCCAATTTCTGTTGGCTCAAGCCGGAACGCATTCGAGCCATCTCTAATGCTTTGGCTGTTCTTACTAAATATTCATCCATAAATTCTCACCCTTTCAACAAAATCCGGCAAACCTGCCGGGTTCGACAAGCCAAAAAATGGAAAAAGCTGCTATGGAGAACCAACAGCAGCCTATGTTATAACTGTATTGTCAAAAAATTCCAAAGAGGAAGGGAACAAAAATGAAAGAAACTGTAATCTGGAACCATGAACGTATGCCGATCATCGACGGAATGCCCGCTAGCGTTCCCGATGGGCAACCACACACACCTGAACCATGGGAGGAAAGCTAATGATCCGAACCGTAGATGATTTGATTGTCCCATACGCTCGTAGACGGACGCTGGAGCTTGTCATGAGCCTTTCTGGGTACGAAGCTGATAAAGATGCTTACCTCGAAGCAAAAGGCATTTTGGAACGTGCCGTAGCCGCCTTAGACGATGGACGAGACCCGGCAGACAACATCGAACGCATTGACGGACAGCTCGTAGAGCTGTGATTGGAGGAAAGATGGACTTTACGAACGGATTCTATAAAACCGAAAACCCTGTCGTTCTTGAAGAAGTGAAAACTTTCCTTCAGTCAATGGAAAGGCGTGGAGCAACCGTAAAAGACTTGGACGATGCCATTGTGCAGCTAAACAATGTTTCGCACAGTATCAGCACAAATGCGCTCGTTAAAGCAGATGTGATTGACAAGCTGCCCGAAAATCCCTTTCGTTCCATGCTCAACGGAATGTTACAAAGCAAAGGGTAACTTAAATTTAATATGGCTCTTAATCATTGTCATTGCAATTTTTGGCTTCCCTGATACAAAGTAATGGATGTGAAGAAAACACTCGATTTTCACAAAGTTGTTAAAAACGCATTGACTTGACAACTGAAAGGTGTATAATCATATCAAATGAACGTCCGTACTTACCGATCGGGAGGATATGACACAATGAGTGAACAGGAAAGAGCCAAGATTGACCGATTTATTGCATGGCTGCTGGAACATCCTGAAAAGATTCCGGCAGCGGAGCAAGCCCTAGACCTAAAATAACAGAAAACCCCTTGCGCAGAGCTACACCAGCCCGGCACAAGGGGTTTTTTATTTTACCGGGCATGAACGTTACATCTTCTCGATCAGGTTCATCAGCGCTTCACGCTGTTCTTTCGGCATAGATTCAAGTTTTCTTCTAATCCGCTCCACTGCTGCGTCAACTTCGCTTTGCGGCTGCTGGGGCGGGTTTTCTTTTTGCTCGCCAGTAAGAAGGTAGTCAACCGATACGTTGAAATAAGCTGCAATCTTAGAAAGAACCTCTGTGGACAGGCTTTTAGTTCTTCCAGCTTTCAATTCAGAAAGAAAACTGCGGCGAATCCCAATGTTGCTGCAAAGGGTTCCGTCTTTGATGCCATCTTTTTCGCAGAGTGCATGAATGTTACTGTACAAGTCCGACATAAGAACACTCCAATATTTGTGCAAGTATACAAATGCACAGAATTTTGTACAAAAGAGTTGACTTGTACAGAAGCCTGTACTATAATACAGACATAGGCAGTACAGAACGCTGTACAATATAAACTCTTTACACCCTTATATTAGTACAGTTTTCCGTACTTGTCAATAGATTTTAGCAAATGGAGGTGGAATTTTGAAAGAAAACTTCCGTTCTGGCTTTGAGCTGGAAGTGAAGATGAAGCTGTTGCAGCGAGGTATGAAGCAAACGGAGCTGATTCAGGCGGTTCAAAGCGATACTGGATTGTTCCTTGATGATTCGTACCTCTACAAGATTCTTCGCGGCGAGCGAAAGCCGGAGAAGATTATCCAGAGCATCTGCAAGATTCTTGAAATCGAACAGAATACCGAAAAAGAACCCCAAATGTGACTGCAAACGCATTTGAGTAAACAAGCAAAAAAGAAAGAGAGAACTAAAATGACTAAGAAAGAAGCTACCGTTGTCTGCATCAAGCCAATTGTTAAGAAAACCGCCAAAATCCGCATTATCGGCGATTCTCCACTGATTGTCCACGCATGGAGCGAGAAGGCAAAAAAAGAGCTGCTTGCATCTCAGCAGGGTACGAAGCTCAAGAAGGACAAGAAGCAGGCTAAGAACGTCTACGGCGAAATCGCTGAAGCCCTTTACTGGATGAACGGCAAGCCGGACGTTGCCTACGCTGACTGGACAGAAGAGCTGCTGGACAAGTACGCAGCATCTGAGCAGTTCGGTTTCCCTGCTTGCGCTGTTAAGGCTGCTGCCGTTTCCGCTGCATTCCGTCTGGGCTGGACGAAGGATAAGGTTTCCGCTCGTGGCGCATTTATGATTTTCGGAGACAACGGTTCTGAGTTTATCAAAATCAAGTCCTTCAAGCCGGAAGGCGAGCCGAAGTTCGTAGGCCGTGAGGATTCTGTTCGTATCGGCATGGGAACCGCAGACCTGCGCTATCGTCCTGAGTTCGCCAATTGGTACATGGACGTTACCATCTCCTTCAACGAGAACGGCAACTTCAGCCTGTCCGACATTGTGAATATGCTGAACGCTGGTGGTGACCAGTGCGGTCTTGGCGAGTGGCGCATCGAAAAGGGCGGGAGCTGGGGCGCATTCCATGTTGAACTGAGCGAATAACGCTCTTTTGGCTGGTGAGGTGAGCTAAGGCGCGGAATGTTAGGCCGGATTTCGGCGAGGTATGTTTGTGTCGGTTATGGATTGGCAGTCGGGGTTCGGCTTGTTTAGGAACGTTAGTGTTAGGTTCGTTAAGGCTGGTTAGGCTAGGCGGTCTATGTTGGGTTCCGGCGAGGTTAGGCTGTTAAGGCGGGATGTGGCACGGATTGGCAAGACAGGGTGCCGTGTGGAGTGGCTGGCGAGGTTTGGAGCGTTAAGGTCATGAGTGGCACGTTCGGGTTCGTTCAGGCTGGCATGGAGCCAAAAATTCAGAAAGGAGCAAAAAATGAACATTAAAACTGGTTATCAGTGGAAGAACGACAAGTGCTGTTACAAGGCAACTGCCGATGAAGCCGCTAGTGCATTTGAAGAAATCCGGCAGAACAGCGGAAAGCTTACGCCGGAGCTAGTTGTCGATTATGCTAGACCGAAGGAATCGGTTCTGCATAACGACTTTGAGTGGAGAGACGAGGTTGCCGCAGAGAAGTACCGTCAGGGTCAGGCGCGGCAGATGATTGGCGCAATTCGCATCACCAGCGAGGATACGCAGGAGCCTGTCAGAGCCTACGTCAACGTTACGGTGGTTGCGCCGGATGAACCGCCTGTTCGGTCTTATATGCCGATGAAAGAGGTTCTGGAACACCCGGACTTACACAGTCAGATGATGGCAGATGCTTTCCGGGATGCACAGAGCTTCAAGCAGAAGTACAACACGCTGGAACGCTTAAAGCCTGTCATGGACGCTATGGATAAGGCGTTTGACGGTGCGGTATAAGGAGGGCTGAACATGGAGCAGATTATCACTTTAAAGGTAGACCTTGAACACCCGAACGAAGCGCACAACGCCATTAACAAGGCGGTGGAAGCCTATGAGAAAAGCAAAAATCGCTGGGATGCCTTTGAAATCAACGAAGCCAAAAGCAGAGCACGAGACATTTTGTACAACCTGTGCAATGAAGGCTACAGTATGATATGGACGGTCACGGATGGCGCTGTCGGCCTGACGATCTGGAAAAGCTTTAAGGAGCCTTGTGTTGGCCAGTGCTATATGCCAAAAGAAAGTCTGTTTGACATCTGGGTCGAAAAGCTAGTTGCACTGTGCATTGCCACAGGAAAGGAAGTCCCGAAGTTCATCACAGATAAGGCTGGTGAATGCTGGTGATGGAATTTCGCAAAGCACAAAGTCGCAAGCGCAGACTAAAGCTTGCAATGGCTGCTGGCGTGTCCAGAAACGATGCCAACAAGGTGCTGTGGATGGAGAAGTCCATCAACCAGTGTTTTGAACGGCACAACAGGGAAGCCAGACTGAAAGAGGAGATGCAGCGTGGAAGAAAAGTACTGTGAGCGCTGCGGCCTGTATCTTGGCGTGGTCAGACCGACAAGAAAGTACTGCTCAGAATGCAAGCGCAAAGTTGACAAAGAGCGTGACAGGAAGCACAAGAAAGCTGGAATTACATTCAAGCCCCGTAAGGCGTTCTGTGCATACTGCGGCAAGCCCATGCTGAAAAAAGTAGCATCGCAGAAGTACCACAATGGATGCGCCAAGAAAGCCTACAACGCAAAGGCGAACCTGAACGTGAAGGCAGCGTACAAAATCAAACAGCAAGAAAAGAAGAAGCTGGAAAAGACTTTTCCATCCATCGGAGAAGTACAAGCCCTTGCGGACAAGCTGGGTAAGCATTACGGAGAAGTGTCGAGGATGCTTGCAACAGGTGAACTGACTTATGAATGGTAAATACTACGGCCAGCGGGAAATCCGCTGGCACAGCCGTGAAAAGGAACGGCTCAAAAACATTCAAAAACGAAAGGAGAAAAATGAAAGTATTTGTAGAAATCGCCCTGATCTGGGGCATTGTCTTAGCGTTTATTCTCGCAGTGTTTCTGCTGAACTTTTGGCTGGTGCATCACATCGAGCTTTTGGTCGGAGCTAAGGTGACATGGTACATCATAGGCGTTGGCGCTTTGATGACAACCGGTTGGATTTTTAGACGCAGAGAACCAAAGAACACAGAGGAAAAGGCATGACACTGGAAGCCGCTCTTGAAGAACGCAATATGAAGGCATCGGAGCTTATCCGCAGAAGCGGCGTGTCAGCCCCAACAATATACAACATTACAAGTCCGAATAAAGCGCCGTACAAGACGGGCGTTAAGACTGATACGCTTGCAAAAATAGCCGAAGCGCTAAATGCAATAGTCATGATCGATGCAAGCAAACCGTTTTTATTCGATATCATTCTGAAAGAAGGGATAAAATGAAAACCGTAAAAGGAAACGTACTTACCATACTTGGTATTGTCGCCGCAATCGTAGCTGTTAGCTGTGGCGATACAATAAATGGATGCGAGAGTACAGTACAGATGCTTGGATGGGCATTTGTTTCGCTGATGTTACTAGCTACCGCTCTGTTTTTGTGCGCGCTTGGAGTGAGCGCGGAAAAAGAGCATGAAGATACCGAACGGATGAGGAAGTTGAACCGCATTCCCGCTCACACCAACGAGTGGAGGGATGCACAATGAAATGCCCGATGTGCGGTAGCGACAACATTACAACGGTTGACAGCCGGTCTGACCACGACAGCATCACTCGACGCAAGAAGTGCCTTGTATGTAACTACCGATGGTCTACCATCGAAATCGACAAAGACCAGTGGCACAGTGCGTTGCAAATCAAAGAGGAACGTAAGAGAGGGAGACCAAAAGATGATTAACCTTGACAGATTCGGAGGAATAAGCGAGCCGGAGGACGGCGTGTATTTCCTAACCCGTGAGCAGGAAGCAGAAGCCAAAGAAGCTGACCGTCTGGCTGAGATTGAGGACTTGCAGTCTGAAATCGACGACAGGGAAGCAGAGCTGAAAGAAATGCACGCACGGCTGGAAGAGTTGATGGCTGGTTGATTTTGTACAGCCAAGTTAAGCCAAAGTAAGAACAATGAAGCCTAATGATGCCGAAGAAAGGAAACGTATGGACAACAGCAAAATCCATGAAGCTCTGATGGCTGTTCAATCAGAGCTGAAAGCCCCGAAGGGGCAGATGAACAAGTTCGGTGGATACAAGTACCGCTCGTGTGAGGACATTCTCGAAGCGGTCAAGCCCATCTTGAAAGCGCATAGCCTTGTGCTACGGCTTTCTGACAAGCCTGTTATCGTTGATAGTTGGCATTATATCGAAGCCACTGCAACGGTTGAATCGCAGGATGGTGCAACTTACACGGTGACTGCATACGCTCGTGAGCCTGAATTTAAGAAGGGCATGGACGATTCGCAGATTACCGGCACTGCAAGCAGCTACGCTAGAAAGTACGCTCTGAACGGTTTGTTCTGCATTGACGATACGAAGGACGCTGACACGGACGAGTACCAGAAGCAGACCACAAGCAGGGCAAACAAGCCTGCGCAGAAGCAAACGGAAGCGGAAACCATCCCCCCATGCGCTTGCTGCGGAAAGCAGTTGCAGCCTATTCAGTACAACAACCGCACCGTATCGCCGCTGGAAACCGCAAGAAGCACGAAGAAACGCTTTGGGCGCGTCCTGTGTTGGGACTGTGCTCAGAAACAGCCGAAGGAGGGCTAAATAATGCTCAACTCTATAGCAATTCAGGGGCGTCTGGTTTACACGCCCGAAGCTAAGGTTACGAAGTCCGGCAAGGATGTTTGCACGTTCAGCATTGCTTGCGACCGCCAGAGCGGCGGTCAGAAGGAAACGGACTTCTTTAACTGCACCGCATTTGGCAACACGGCATTATTCGTTTCCAAGTGGTTCCAGAAGGGCAACCTGATTTTGGTGACTGGTAGCATCCAGACCCGGAAGTACATCGACAAGCAGGGAAACAACCGTACCGCAACGGAAATCATGGCGAACAAGGTTGACTTCTGCGGTGGTAAGTCTGACAGCAAGCCCGCCGATCGGGCGCAGGACGCGCCGCAGAACTACTCTCAGGGTAACGCAGATGACTTCTCTGTGATTGACGAGGACGATGGTTCGCTCCCTTTTGAATAACGGTTACGCTACCGGGACAAAAGGCGAACAGCCTACCTTATATAAGAGCTGCGCTATCTGGCTGGACGGGCGTTTGGAAAGATGAAAGTTTTAGTTGCCTGTGAGGAATCGCAGGAAGTCTGCAAAGCATTCCGGGCGAAAGGTCACGAAGCCTACTCCTGCGACCTGATTGAGCCGTCCGGTGGGCATCCAGAATGGCATATTCTCGGTGACTGTCTAAAGGCTATTGAGGGGGGCAGGTCGTGACTATGGACGGAATCACGCATGATGTGCCACGCTGGGATATGATTATCGCATTTGTCCCCTGCACAAAGACGAGCAACGCAGGAGCAAGACACCTGTACAAGGGAGGAAAGCTCAACCTTTCCCGGTATTATGAGGGGTTGTGCGGCAAGGCGCTTTTTCTTGCCGTGTGGGCGGCAGACTGCGAAAAAGTGGTGATTGAGAATCCTACCCCCAGCAAGATTTTTGATTACCCAAAGCCTACGCAGGCAATCCAGCCCTACGAGTACGGGCATCCATACAGCAAGAAAACGCTACTGTGGGAGCGCGGTGTACCGCCGCTGCACCCGACAAACATCGTAGAACCTACCGCAACATGGTGCCCGTCTGGCTCCTACTCGCACAAGCACGGTGAGCAGCACAAGGGAATGTTTACCACTGACCGTGCAAAGAACCGGGCAAAAACTTTTACTGGCGTGGCAAAAGCCATGTCCGAACAGTGGGGTTGATAGAATGATTACCTGTTGTCTGAACTGCACATCACGCCACCAAGCCTGCCACGACACCTGCGAGAAGTACAAGGCAGAGAAGAAAGACTTCGAGGAACGCAAGGCTTTCGTGTATGAGCTGAACCACAGCCAGAGCGTGTACCACCGTGATTATGAGGACAAGCACCGGGAACGTGGCAAGAAACGGTTTCTCGGAAGTGAATTTAGAGGTGAACGAGGATGAACGAATGGAGAGAAACCGCAAAGAACCCTCCGACAAAGGAAGATGCGAACCAAGACGGATTGTTTGTGCTTTCTGTGTATTTCTCTGAAAGCATGAATAAGTGGCGAATCTTACAGCAATATTGGGAGCTGGTCAAATCGTTTCCTGATGAGTACCCGTTTTGGATGCCAATGCCTGAGTTGCCTGAAATGTTAGACCGAATCAACAAAGGACTTCACGCATGAACACCGGCAAGCAATTTGAAGCAGACTTCAAGGCATCTGTCCCGTCCGATGCGTGGTGCTACCGCCTGAAAGACAGTGCTGCAACCTACTACGGCGGCAACGAGAACCTGTCATTTTCCATCGACAACATCTGCGACTTCCTTGTGTACCGATACCCGATGAACCACCTGTTTGAACTGAAAACCATCGAAACGCCATCTATTCCTCTGGAAAAGGTGTTCGGCAAGTACGACAAGGCAAAGTGCAAGTACCGTAAGGAAAAGCACATCACTGACATGGTGGAAGCGATGGGGTATAGCGGTCAGACCGCCCATGTGATAGTCAATTACAGGGCGGTCAACCGCACCTTTGCAATCCCTGCCAGCAAGGTTCTGACGTTCCGTTACAACGAGAGCCGGAAGAGCATCCCTTGGCAGTGGGCGGAGCAAGAGGGGATAGAGGTCAAAGCGAAAAGGCTGCGTGTCCATTGGCGATATGACGTGGATGGGCTGTTAAAGAGATTGGAGAAAGAACATGGCATTGATATGTAATAGGTGTGGTGAAATGTTTACACTTGAGGAATATAACAAAATGAAGAACAAACTTGAGGTTCGGCCAATAATCGGTGGAGAAGAAGGATGGAGCGTTCTTCTTTGCCCCTCTTGCATGGCAAAGCTGAACGACTGGCTGAAAGGAGAACAGAAGTGAGAAAGAAGGTTTCAGACATTCTGCCCAAGACGGAAATCTTAGCACAGTTGGCAGAAGAAGCATCCGAACTGGCACAGGCTGCGTTGAAGCTACGCCGTGCGCTGGATGGTACGAACCCAACACCGAAGAGTGTTGCGGAGTGTGAAGCGAATCTGATAGAAGAATTTGCGGACATAAGTAACGCAATCAATTCTTTATGCGAAGCTTGGTTTGGAGATGACCTCGATTCCGAATGCGAATTTTGGGACGCAGAGCTTGAAACTGAGTACTCTAAATACAAGCGTTGGCTCTCTCGCCTTGAAGCAAAGGAGCAGTCAGATGAATAAATTTGGCAACTGCCCCCTGTGTGGCAAACAGGTCAAGCCGACCAACCTCCGAAAAATCGCACGACAGAACCAGTTGTACGGCTTCCGCTTGGCTCTGGATGGCATCGCCGCCACATGGGGCGCACTGATTCAGAATCTTCGGTGCGATGCAGACCTGACCGATGAACAGGTGCAGAAAATCATCCGCATTGGTGACATGTACTGGGAGATGGTCGGCAAGTTTGAAGAAGAGGACATGACCCCTGACGAGTTCGCAGATTACATCACCGCAAAGTCAGAACAGGTCGAAAAAGAGCTGAGAGAAAGGTGGAGCTAATGGCGGTATTATCACACAACCAGATTGACGCAGCGATATTCTCAGACCCGAACGAGAATCACATCGTAGAAGCAACTTACAAATGCTTGCTATGCTGGACTGAAGTTAAAATCATTGACATGAGATTTGCAACGGCAGTCGTAAACAAAGGAAGAAACCCAGTGTGCCCAATCTGCGGAGAGGACATGGAATGCGCTAATTACGAGGTGGTAGACCGTGACTGATAAGGAACAGCTTGCGATCGCACGGTTGCAGGACGCTGCAAGACTATCCGAGCATCGGTACAAGAAACCGCTCATGGTCACATATTCTGGCGGCAAGGATTCACAGGTGCTTGTTGCGTTGGCTGAACGTGCAGGAATCAACTTTGAGGTGGCCAACAGCCATACCACCGCAGATGCGCCGGAGACGGTCTATTTCATTCGTGAGCAGTTCAAGGCGATGGAAGAGCGTGGAATCAAATGTTCCATCGTCATGCCACGATACAAGGACAAACCTGTGTCCATGTGGACGCTGATTCCTCAAAAGCTAATGCCGCCTACAAGACTTGTACGTTATTGCTGTGCCGTTCTCAAAGAAAATACTGGCCGCGATAGATTTATCGCTACCGGCGTTCGCTGGGCTGAATCAACAAACAGAAAGAAAAACCGTGGAACGATGGAGTTTAACCATCGTGACAAGGAAAAGCGTATCATCCTTATGGGAGACAATGATGAAAAAAGGCAGCTGTTCGAGACCTGCAACCTTAAGGGCAAGATGACTGTCAATCCTATCGTGGACTGGTCTGACGATGATGTATGGGACTACACGCACAGCGAACACTTGCCTATCAATCCGTTGTATTGCGAAGGGCAGAAGCGTGTTGGCTGCATCGGTTGTCCAATGGCCGGTAGGGGGGCAGACAGCGTGAGTTTATGCGCTGGCCTGCCTACAAAAAAATGTACATCTCAGCGTTTGAACGAATGCTTAATATCAGAAAAGCAAAAGGTTTGCCGTGCGACTGGCAGACCGGCATGGACGTTTTTCGCTGGTGGATGGAAGATGACAACATTAGTGGTCAGTTGAGCATGGACGATTTAATGGAGGATAACAATGTTTGAATTTGCAACTCGCTGGCTGGTCTGCCTAGTCCTGCTGGCGGTGGTGGTTCAGTCTGAACGGACAATCAAAGACGCGGCAGACAACCTGTTTGAAGAACATCAGGCAATGCTCGTTTGGCTGTTCGTCAACGTGTGTCTGGCCGTTTGTACGGCTGTTGTGATGGGGTGGAAATGATGATTCAGGATATCAACATGGTAGGGCGCGAAAGACTGGCTTTTCTGTATGGTCTTTATAGCGGCTGTGCGAAATCAGAAACTGAGCTTAATATCAAAGGCATTTATCAGGAAATGGCTTCCGAGTTAGCTTGGTGTTTGGGATTCAACGAGAACTACAGCATATGTTTCCGACAGCTAAAAAGATTGAACTGTTTGCAAGAAATCATCGTGATGGATGGGACGCTTTCGGAAATCAAATTGAGGAGGTCTGATACATGTCAACACCCCCGAAGCGTGGTCGTGGCAGACCGCCGCTGACCGAAGCTGAAAAGAAAAAGCGTGAGAAGCGGGCGCAAAAGGCGAAAGAAGAAGCCGCTGCGAAGCGTGAGAAAGAGCGTGAGAAGAAGAAACAGCAGATGCTTAATAAGCGGAAATCTATCCGCTCACAGGTGAGTAAAAAGGTGAAAGAACAACAGGAGTTAGCAATCACGAGGTCTAAGATGCTGAATACAGGCGATTTGCAGTCGAGAATCGGTGGCGAAGAGGATAAGAAGGTCATCGGCATGATTGCAGCCAAGTATTTTGGCGACCTTCCGAGTGTGGACATGAACAACCCGATTGAAGTGCAGCAGCGCCTTGATTTCTTCTTTGACGCTTGCATCGAAGCCAGAATCTCCCCTGTGGTGGAATGGATTGCACTGGTGCTTGGCATCGAATGGATGAGCCTGAAGCAGATTATGGCGGGCAAACGCCGTGACGACAGCTTGCAGCAGAAGTACATCTTGAAGCTGATTCTGCAAATGCAGTCCATGTGGGCGTACAACGGTATGTACGGTCAAGAGAACCCGGCAGAGTGGATTTTCCGAGCCAAGAACTACTTTGGTATGCGTGACAACGTGGAAGTCACCGTTGCGCCGCCTGAACAGCCGTTGGGCGATGCCCAGAGCGCAGAACAGTTGGCTCAGAAGTATCAGACGGCTTTGCCGAAAGGAATTGACGTGGAGTACAAAGAGGTGGCAGAAGAGGTGGTCGAGAATGACTAACGGCGATTTTATTCGCTCCATGACGGACGAGGACATTACAGAAAACTTTACGCGTGGCATCTGCGAGCTTATCAAACATCGTGACCCGGAACGTTGCCAGAACCGTGAGCATTGCTTTCATTGCGTTAAGGACTGGCTGAAAGAGAAGAACAAAATTATGGTGAGGGCTGACCAATGGGAACTTTGATTGACTTCTCCGACCCATGCTTACACACGTTCCTGCCTGTACTCTTGCAAGACCACACGACAGGCAAGAACATCATCTGGGCGACAGACCTACCGCCTGAACTGGGCGTTGGCTTTGCAGATGAGATCACGCTGGAACAGTTGGACAAAGTTCAACTTGTCCCTCGTGTGCAGAAACGGCTGGCAGACCAGAAGAAGCGAACCAGCAAGAAAGCAGAGGTATTTACGCCGACTTGGGTTTGCAAGAAGATGACAGACGTTGCCGAAAACGACCTGAAGGGCGAAGACTGGAAGGAGTACATCAACAAGACTTGTCTTGAAGTCACCTGTGGAGAAGCGCCGTTCCTGACAAGTCGATATGATACCACAACAGGGCAGAAGCGAGTGATCGGGCGGTTCAACAGGGGAAAGAGAGGGCAGAGAAGATGAAGAAGTGCGCTCTTTACAGGTGCAAACAGTGCTTTTCGACCATGGCGGACGAAAGCGATGTCAGAATCGATAAAGACATTGTTGATTGGATGTTTGAAAACGAAATGGAAGAAAGCAAAATTGGGTTTATCGCAAAATTCAAAATAAGCGATAAAGTCCTCATTCATCGTTGCGCCAATAACACTGTTGGTTTATGCGAGTTTATCGGATGGAAGGAGATAGAGGAATGAACTCATACTGCACCACCGAACATTGCTCTTGCATGGGCATCAAGCAGTTCTCTGCTGGCAAGGCTATCCGATGCACAGCAGAATCCTGCAAGAACAAATCTGAGCCGTCCTGTGGCTCTTGCAAATGGTACGCAGAGCCGGAGGGTGTGTGCGTGAACGACCAGTCAGAACACGTTGTAGACTTCGTGTGGGACGAACGTGGATGCAAGGAATGGGAGATGAGAAAATGAGCTACGATATTTATCTATGCGACCATGTAACGCATAAACCGCTCAAAGCGGATAGTACGCATTTTATCGCTGGTGGTATGCGCGCTATGGGCGGTACAAAAGAACTGTGGCTTAACGTCACTTATAACTACAGTCAGTTCTATTATCGCCCAGAAGTATTCGGCGAGGGAGGCATCCGCTCCATCTATGGCAAAACAGGCGCAGAGAGCATCCCGATGCTTGAAAAGGCTATTTCTGCACTAGGTGACGATGTAGACGATAGCGACTACTGGAACGCCACAGAGGGCAACGCCAAACGCGCCCTGTATGGTCTGCTGGCGTTTGCAAGAATGCGACCTGATGGCGTTTGGGATGGAGATTAAGAGGAAAGAACATGGAAGTCAGACCGATTGATGCTAATGCACTCAAACGTTATTTTTCTGATAGGCAGATGAAGTATGTAAGCGTGGATGAAGCTGATTACACATTCAACGCCTTGATGTTTGATGTGCTCGGAGACGTAATAACAGCTATTGAAAATGCGCCAACAATCGAGGTGAAAGACAATGGCTAATTATCCAGAATACCTTGAACGAAACGCACTTATTGAAAGAATCGAGAAAGCATATTGCGATGGTTGCGAGAACTACAATGGAGTTAGATGCAGTGCTTGCGGTATTGGCGATGCCATTGAAGTTGTGGAAGATGCCCCGACAGCCTTAGAACGTACCGCTGAATGGATTGTACAAGACGAAGATAAGACGAGGTTTATGTGCAGTAATTGCCATGCGAGAAACAACCGAGACCGCTACAACTACTGTCCGAACTGTGGCTCTTTGATGGAGAACAGGTTATGAGCAACACACTTTGGCATCCAGCAAGCGAACCGCCACGAGAGCGAATGCATCCTTTGTTGCTTGCGACTAAGACAACGTGGCATGATGAAGATGGAAAAATGTTGCAAGGATTCTCGCCGACAGCGTACTTTATAGGCTGTTATGCAGACGGTCAGTTCTGGGACGAGATAGGCGAGAGACTGCCGAAAAATGTGACGGTGACGCATTGGATGGCGTTTCCGATGGTATAGGAGGACAATATGAGTGAAAGCAAAGTGATTTGGCACTCCATTGAAAAAGAAGGGCTTCCACCTGACGATTGCGATGCGGTGCTTGTTTCTATGCAAACCCTTATTGGAGACAAACCAGAAGTATTTGAGGCGGTTTGGAATGGTCGATGCTGGACTGATACCTACGAAGGCTACTACAATTTCGAGAAAAGCGAGTTTGGCGAAAAATACGCACAAGTGACGCACTGGGCGTATATGCCAGAACCACCAAAGGGGGATTGAGTATGACAAACAAGAAGTTTGGCATCATCGTTATGGACTTGAGCTTTTTTGACTTCGGGCCGAAACCGCCTTGTGGGTACATCAAGGCGAAGCATATTCGCCCAGCGTATGGCAAAGGCACAAGGCCTGTCAAGGCGCATAAGCGAATCACGAGAACGAGAGAGGGGTTTAGAAAGTGAAAAAACTTAAATTTCCTGAGGATTTCTTTGCGTACGACAACCCAGACTGCCCCGATAAGGATATTGAAAAAGCCGTGAACAGGATGAAGGGCGAGACCTCCAAGAGCAACCCTTGGTTCTTTATGGCAGCTGGCAACTATCTGATTGTCGGCCTGATTGCTGAGGACGGGCAGAAAACAATCTACGTTGCACGGCAGTATTATGAGATAGTCAACATTCCGGGCGAAGGTTGGCTGCGTGAACCTGACGCTGAGTGCCTGTTTTAAGGAGAATTAAAGATGGAAGAACTTAAGAAATGTCCGTTTTGCGGCGGGAAAGCCGCGTTTTCCATAAAGAAGGATTTTTCAAGAAACCTTATAAATGGATACGAATTTAACATCCGATGCAATAAATGTGGTGTCACAAATCCCGATAGAGAGTATCGAATCGAGTTTAGAATGAACGATAGTGGAGAAATCGAAATCGTTAGTGATGGGCGTAAAAATGCTATCGAAGAATGGAACAAACGCTGCAAAGAGGACTGAGCATGGACAAAAAACGAGACAGCTTTACATTCCAACGATATTACTTCGAAGCCATCTCCACACTCAAAAGTAAAGAGAAACAAGAACTCTATGATGCAATCTGCGCATACGTTTTTGAAGGAAAAGACGCAACTTTGAACTCAAAAAAAGCAGAATCTTATTTTATTTTGATTAAGCATCTGCTCGATGAAGAATCGAAAAGAAGCGATATTGCGTCAAAAGGATGGCCTACACGAAAGTCAGCTCACCCTCATGTCATAAATGAGATGAAGGTCAACTCATCTATGAGTTCAAAGTCAGATGACAATGAACCCATTGTATCAACTGACAGTCAGATGAACGTCAAGACCTTGCCGGAGAGTGCAGTCAAGAGGAAACCTGACATCTTCTCCGACTTTGCTCATGGCGATAAAGCCCTGCTGGAATCCCTGCGAGAGTTCGCACAAATGCGTACAAGAATCAAGAAGCCTATGACAGACCGGGCAAAACAGATGCTCTGCAACAAGCTGGAAAAGTTTGATCGGCATGACTGGAAAGCCATTCTCGACCAGAGCATCTATGCCGGATGGCAGGACATTTACGCATTGAAACAGGATGACCAATACGAGCAAAGTACGGAGATGGAGTTTCCTAGACTATGACAATGGACGTTCAAACGGTATTTATCGGTGCGTTGATGCTCTGCAAGCCGGGCGTTGCGGATGAAATCATACCAGACCTTGAACTTGACTTGTTCAGACCTGAACTGAGAGACGCTTTTGCGGCTGTTCAGGGCTATTGGACGGCTAGGGGTAAGATAGATATAGTCGAGATAAACACGCAGCATCCAGACGTAGCGCAGACGCTCTTGGCGTGTGTACAAACCTGTGAATCAGAGTGTGTACGAATTGACAGGGAGCAGATGCAGCGTTGGGCACAGCTTATCAGGGAACAGGCGGCACTCACTCGTGTGCAAGGTCTGGCGTTTCAGATGACCAGTGAGCTTACTGACTATTCTGATCTATTAGACATTTACCAGCAGATGGGCGAAGCAATGAGCCTGAAAGCTGAGGAAGAAGATGCGTGGACATACGAGGATGTGCTGAACGACTATGTGCTTCACATGGATGAAAAGCCTGTGTACATCAAGACAGGCCTAGAACGTCTGGATGAAGCACTGCACATCTCGCCGGGTGATTTCATCATCATCGGCGGCAGACCGTCTGCGGGCAAGACAGCTCTGTCCCTGCAAATAGCAGCAAGCATGGCAAAGCAGAACTACACAGTGTACTATTTCAGCTTAGAAACCAGCAAACGCAAGATTGGCGCACGTCTGATGGCTAATCAAATATACTGCCCTCTGGACACGGTGAAAAATAAGGCGGTCAGCTTGAATGAGATTGACGGGCAGGCAAAGAACATGAAGATGCCCTTATATATCCGCTCCGCTGCCGGAAAGAACGTGGCATGGATGAAGGCTCAGGCTCTCCGTAAAAAGGCTCAGGTCATCTTCGTAGACTATCTTCAACTCATCCACGAAACAGGCGCAAAGGACAGATATGCCGCCATTACAGCCATATCCATTGCCCTGCACGAGCTGGCGCAGACCACAGGCATTGTCGTGGTGGCACTAGCACAGCTTAATCGAAACCCATCCAAGCCCGGAGCAACGCCTACTAACTCTGACTTGCGAGAGAGCGGACAGATCGAACAGGACGCAGATGCAATCATCCTTCTGTCCGGCGACAACCCCGACAAGTACCTGTTCCGGCTGAGCAAGAACAAGGAAGGCGAGATAGGCGACCTCCCCATCACGTTTAACAAGCAGATTCAACGGTTCCAAGAGTATACTTGGATGGGCTGAAAGGAGAAACACTGTGACTAGAAAGCGTTTTAAGAAATTGATGATGGCTCATGGATGGTCTGCCAGAAAGGCTGAAAAAGAATCCCGGTGGGCTATCCAGTGGTGGCAAGCCAAAATTGTAAAGCAGCCGGATGATAACTGGAAGTCACTCGGCGCTTATATCAGCGAGTATCTAAAAGATTATTATCGGGTGAATGGCTCTTACGATAAACTCTATTACATTCAAACCCAATTATAAAAAAATGCAGTGGCTGTCAACAATGGCAACCTTTTGCATATACGCGCACAGAAGCCTTACAAACGCTTTTAAGGTCAGATGGCAAACTTATCGACCAAACACAAAAAACGGCTCTGGCACGGCTCTACGGGGCCGTGAGCGCATTGTAGAGGTCTACGACTATTGCAGGAGGAGAAAATGAAATACATGACAGCTGATACAAAGGTCAATGGGTACATGGTCTACCCTCGATTCCTCTCGACTATTGACGTTAGCCCAACAGAAAAAATTGTTTACATTTACCTGTTCAATCGTGCAAGGTCGTCACAGAGGGCAAGCAGAAGTGGAAAGTTTGCTGACCAACTAGGGCGGGTGTACATCGTGTATCCCATCAAAGACCTTGCTGCCGATACTGGATTCACGGAACGATGGGTCAAGAAGTCTCTGAAAGAGCTGGAAGAAGCCGGGTTGATCGAGCGCAAGCGTGAAGGAAAGAACAAGCCCGATAAGATATACGTCAAAGTGCCGGAAGAATCGTCAAAGAGCGAAAATGGAGGTGAACAATCATTCACCTCTGAGGGGAACGATGCTTCACCTGTGAGGGGAACAATCGTTCACCTCCTTAATATAGAAGAAAAGAAAAGAAAAAAAGTTATTAAGAAAGCGGGCGACCCGCCCGATGGGAACGCCATCACGCCGGACTTTGAGGATGTGAGCGAGTATTTTCTGGATGCTGGATGTGAGAATAGGCTTGCCAGCAGGTTTATGAACTACTATGAGGGAACAGGTTGGATGACCAAGAACGGAAAGCCTATCACCAACTGGAAGGCCTTTGCTGATATGTGGATTGACAGAGAACAGGAGAAGCAGCAGTACAGTGAACCAGAGTTCAATCGCCTGTAAAGGTTCTTTCCCCCTACAACCCTCTATCTCCAAAGCTACACCGTTAGCCAGCAGAGCGAACCGTAGGCAAGAGCTGGCGTAAGGTTCGGACTAGTGGATGGTCTACGACTATTACAGACATGGAGAGTTAGCTTCATTTTGCAGTCGGTTGGATATGTAGAAATGTTGCATTTTGTATTCCTAGCAGAGCGCTATGGATTGAGCCAAGATACCATAGTGCGTTACTGGTAATTAAAACGGGCCGAAACAGGCCGAATCGGATGGTATGAGTTATTATACGAAATAATCCGTGATTATCGGAGGTAACTATATCTGTATACTATAATAAGTACGGTTATTATACGAAACAGATATAACTAGCGGAAGAATAAATTATGCGAAATTGGAACGAGAGGTGATTTTGGGGGTCGTCGGATGACTTAGCGACTATCGCGTCTCTCTTTCTCCAAAAGGCGAACGACTATTTCACACAAAAAATACACGACTATTTGACGATGATTCGCAAGAAAATGCAACAACTATTACTCTGCGACTATCAACGGACTACTCGTTACTATACAATATATAGTACTTTCAAAAGCTAGTCATCTGACGACTTTACGACTATTCTACGACTATTTTATTGAAGAAACTACGACTATTTGCCACGACTATTCCAGAAGCTGTTACGACTATTCCAGCCGGAACGCTACGACTATTGCTCGCCCTTATTGGCTATCGGGCGAAAGCCCGAAAAGAGATACGGCGGTAGCCGTCAATGGTTCCGCGCCGCCCGCCGCGTCCCTGCTACTGGACTGCCTCGCCGGGTGGATGGTGCCGGACTGACCGGGTACGCCCTGACTGTTGACCCGGTGCCAGATCGCAAGTCGCTGGACGTGGGAAACATCGAGACCCCGCCGGGCTGGCATGGTCTGCGCTCCTCTTATATACCTTATTATAATAGGCGGTTGTGCTGGCCTGTACAGCGTCCGGCGTGGTGTCTGGTATCTGGTATGTACTGGAGGTGCTGCGATGCTGTGATACGCTCCAGCGTGGCGCAAGCGGTATTATAGCCGCTTGTGTCGGTCTGGTGTCGCGGGCTGTTGAGCGGGCATAATTGCAGGAAAATCCCCTGTAAAGCCTTGTGCGCTGTTTTGTAGCGTGTGCGGTATAAATTGCACGAACAGCACAAAACGCGCTGTAAACGCTTGTATGGGGCTGCACTGCAGCAGGGCAAAAATAAAAGCCTTGCATCTACTGAGGGTGCAAGGCAAAAGAAAAGCCCGGCCACTTCTGACCGGGTGAAATGCTTCTTATTTGCTGGCCTTAAAAAGTGCGCTGAAAAACCAGAAGAAAAACAGGATACAAGATAATATCATTTTGCGGTCACCTCCCGGATGCTACCGATCTCTTCGGCGGTGTATACTTTGCCGCGATAGCTGCGGAAAAGGTGGATCCAGTCCCACGCATCAGCAGCGGACAAAAAGACGTTGCCAGCGCTGTATAAACCGCCGTTATATTGGATATAGCCGGGCACAATATAGCCAGGTGTTTTTTTGGCTTTTGCCGTGTCGATCTCTGAGACGCTCCACACGCTGCACCCACGCACAACAGGGATATATACTTTATCGGGATAAATCATTGTTAAACCCTCCATCAAACCACACTAAACCGCTTGTAAACGGTCTTTTTGCTGCACTCGGCGTAAATATCCGGGTGTGCGGCCTGCAAAAGCTTGCTATCAAGCCGGACGCTCTGCACGTCCTTGTAAATGGCTTTCGCAGTGCCCTGTACCATTTCCGGTGCGCCGTGCATCATGGCGATTATATCGGCCTTAATTGCATCGTTCATTGCTTCTAGCTCTTCCATCAGCCGCTTGTTTTCGCGGTATGCGTTCACTTTTTCTTCAAACGTGGTCATTTTTTGAATCCTCCTTATTAGCTGTTGAGAAATGCGATCATAACCAGAGCGCCGGAGATCATGCCGCCCACGTACCAGAGGGCGGCCCACTGGGTAAAGTCAAGTGCAATCATATCACTGCACCTCCTTACAATACAGGCCGTTGATGCGGCAGATGGAGCGGATACGGTTACAAGCTTGATACAGAGCGCGGGCTTGCACGTCAAGCCACGTTTCCCGGCTGTTGGGGTTGTTCATGCCGTTGTCGGTGCGCTTGAGTTCGGACGGGGTGCAGACGCGGGCGGCAATATCGGCGTTATAGCAGATAGAGCAGCCGCCGTTACTATACTGTTCCCAGCAGCTTGCACCGTTGAGCGCCCACTGTTCAAGTTCTGCACCGTCAAGGGGCAGGCGCTCCATATTGTTTGCACCCTCCTGCACATCCTCCAGCAGGTCAAGAGCGTACAACGTGACGGCCTTATCCCATGCGCTGCGATCGTGGCGGGCGTTGAGTTCGGCGCGGATTGTTTTCGTGAGTGCGGTATAATCAATGGTCTGTTTCATGGTTTTGTCCTCCTGTTTTGTAACGGTATTTGGTAGGTGTTACGCTTTCTTGCGTCTGATTATATTATACGCTTTCTTGCGTAGTTGTCAATAGGTATTTACGCTTTTTTGCGTATTATTTTTAGTGCGCTTGCGTGTCCGCTTGGGCGTGCCCTATCGGACACACTCCACGCCCTCCAGCGTTCCGCCGCCGTCCCGATCTGTCCGGCGTGGTCTGCCTTGCATCTGGCACGGCCTGCCCTGCTGTCTGTGCTGTGTAGCCATTTCGGGTGCGCTGGAAGGTGCAGGAAACCACCGGCGGGGTATACAGCCGCCGCCCAGCCCCGCCCGGTCAGCCTTTCAACCACCGAAAAAATAAAAAAGGCTCAAAAAATCACCCCACCCCTATCGCCAATTTCAAAAATTCCGCCGCAAAAACAAAAAGACCCCTACAAAGGGTCTACATTCTGTGCTATACTTGCCTTACAAGCCTTGAAAGGAAGGAATCTGTAATGAACCAAAAGAATGACAAGAACAAAGAAAAAAGAGAAAAGAACGAAAAGATTGCCGCTTCAATATGGGGCGTTATTATCGGCGCCGCTTTTTTGGTTTTTGGTGTGTATCTTATGGCACATGGTATTTCAAGCGTTATATAAAATTTTAGCCAAAGAAAGGAAGAATCAAAAATGAGAAAGAGAATCATTGCGGCGGCTCTAGCAGCGGCTATGATGCTTGCCATGCCTATTAGCGCAATGGCAACAACGAAACCCGATGAATGGTCTGCTCCTATTGAGCTGGAAGAAACTAATGCAACGCAAGTTCAGCCAATAAACATTAAGGAATCCCACAGTCACCTTGAAGTTAAATACGAGTACGGTAAAACGAGATACTATGTGTTTTACGCAGTTCTGGTTGAAAATCCCAACACCGATTGGGCAGTTGATTTTGTTTCGCTGAATGTCACGGTATACGGCGAAGATGGCTCCGTCTTAAATACCGATTCTGAAACGCTGGACTGGGTTGGCGAGGGTGATTCTTATTGGTATGGCGATTATATCGCTTTTGATTCCGATGGCGTTAAGCCGACAAGAATTGAATATACGACAAGCGCAGAGAACTGGAACGTTCACGAAGCGAGCCCTGCCAATCAGATTGTTCGTGCTGGAGAACTTGCTGTTACAAACGTTTCCAAACTTGGCTCTGGCTACGATTTGCGATTCACTGGACAGGTTACAAACAACAGCCAGTTCACAAGCAATGCGGTCAAGGTCATCGTCCTTTACAAGATGAAAGGCACCGAAGGCAATGAAGTTCCTGTCGGCGGTGAGTATACTTACATCATGGACAGCCTTGCTTCGGGGCAAACAGCATCATTTGAGCTTCATCCGTTAAGCGGATTCACAGGCTACAGCTCTTATGAAGTGGTTGCCATTCAAGATTAACATATAACACAAAAAGCCAGCGGCTAGATGCTCTCTAACCACTGGCTTTTCTTATTGGCTGTTATACGCTTCTACGGATGCTTGCATAGAGCAGACGGAAAGTCTCACGGCCTTTCGGCGTTACTCTGGTCTGTACGCCACCGTGCTTGTTCTTCTGGTTGCAGTATTCCTTAACCGCAAACAAGCCGTCACCCTTGCCAGCTTTCGGCAGGATGCCCTTGTTCTTGTCACGGTAGATGTAACCGTCAGAAATGAGCATCTTGATGAACAGGCGTTCAGGGATACGCAGCTCCTTTGCAGTAGCGCGGAAATTGGTAGACACATTCCACGCCACAAGGTCGTCAAAGTAGTCTGCCTTGGGCTGCATCTCCTCGTTCTTCTCACAAAGCTGCTTGTTCTGCATCTGTAACGCTGCACTCTTTTCCTTTTCAGCCTTCATGTTCTGAATCAGCCCGATCACGAAGTCCGGGTTGGCAATAGCCGTCTCCAACAGATTGTCGGTCATGTACATTCCATGCTTGCGGATTGACGGCAAGACCTCGTGAGTGACCCAGTGCTTGAACCTCTGTGCGCTTTCCAGCTTGCTGCTGAAAATCAGACTGTACAGACCAGATTCGTTGATGATGATAATAGGCTGCTTACCACCGGGGGTGTCCATTTCGTTCACCCCTCTGTCCTGTTCATCAACGTGGTCACGGATTGCTTTCTGCGGGTTATTGTAGCCTAAAGCCACCGCAATGTCCTTGCCAACAAACCAAGGGTCATCGTCAATAAGCATGACGCGGATTTCGCCAAATTCGGCGTTGTTGAAGATTTTGATGTTCTCAGACAAAGAAAGTTGCATTAAAAAGCTCCTTTTCACTTGTGAGAGAAGCAATTTTCTGCTATAATAACGGCGAGAGAATGCTTCTCTCAGGGTTGATATGATACGTTCGCTGTGGTCGCCAAACTTTAGCGAGCGTATCATTTTTCGTTTTCATTGGTGGAATCCATCGGATGCAGCGTAAAGAACGCTTCACGGAACGCAGCGGAGATGGACACCCGGTTCTTGATGCAGTATTCCTGCAAGCTTGCGAACTGCCGCTCCGTCACGCTGATGGTAACGGTGTGACCGTAACGCTCTGCGTAAGGACTACTCATACACATTCACCACCTTTCGTTTTGCTGTGCAATAAGTGTAACTGCAAAATATCTGAATGTCAATCAAAAATACACTAGATATTGTGTCGGCTAGTGTTGACATCAGATTTTGCCGTTCTTATTGGCTGCTCCCGCTTCGTACCCTGCCCGGTAGTTCAGTTCGGACAGCTTGCCCAGTGCTTCTGCGTACTCCCTGTCCTCGCTGGTCGGCTCTTTGCCGTGTGCGAGGGTTTTCAGAAATTCTTCGGTTGTCGTGGGAAAGTTCATGTTTTTTGCTCCTAACTCTTGCGGAGAGCAGCCCTTTTTGGTATAATAGATTCCGAAAAGGGAGACTGCCCCCTTGGTGGTTGCAGTACCTTCTTTTTGTAACGGATAAGCTATCAGCTAAACTTTGGTAGGTGGGTGCTGATAGCTTATTTTTTTATGCGTTCTGCAATGTTGAAGATTAGATCAATACCCATTCTCACAACATCACTCTTGGTTCCATCCAGAGCGTTAGCGCAAAATGTGATTTTTTCGATATCCTTTTCGCTAAGCCTGAACGAAACCATACGCATAGATTCGTTTTTAGATGGCTCTGCTGCTTTCTGCAACTTCATCACCTCGCTTTGTTGCTGATGATAGTATATACCAGATATTGAGCACTTGTCAATATGGAAATTTGAAGAAAATATACTTTACAGATTCAGAACGAATCAAAAATAAAGCGTATACACGTTTCCATGTAAAAAGTTTAACATCCTTATACTACTATACTCTGTATTTACAGAGTATAGTATATTTATATATACACTAGGGCCGAATTGCTCTCTTGACAGCTTACGCTAGAAAGCGTATAATGATACCAAAGGAAGAGAGGGCAAAAAAATGGCAGCTACGAACAACAAGGTAAATTCCAGCGAAATTCTTCGTGGGATTATCAAAGAGCAGCATCGGACATACGAATACCTCAGAAAAAAACTTGATTATAAAAAAATTTCTAGCGTATCTTCTCGTGTTTTGGCCGATGATATGAAGCTATCTACGATGGTTCAGATTTTAGAAGTGCTGGGATACAGGCTTGTTGTCGAGCCGGACAACGGGGAGCTAACTAGAACGGGCGCTTATCAGATAAGAGAGGTAAAGGACGGCGATTCTGAATGAACGTAGCGTATGTTCGTGTATCTACTGTTGAACAGAATGAAGCGCGACAGGTGGAAGCGTTGAAGCGGCATAACATTGACCGTTGGTTCATTGAGAAAGTCTCTGGCAAGAATATGGATAGACCAGAGTTGCAGAAGATGCTTAAATCAGTTCAGCCGGGCGATACCGTGTTTATCCACGATTTCAGCCGCCTTGCCCGTAGCACAAAGGACTTGCTTGAAATGGTCGAAACGCTACAAGCTAACGGCGTACACCTTGCAAGTGATAAAGAAAACCTAGATACAGGCACTCCCACCGGTAAACTGATGCTGACGATGATTGCAGCCATCAACGAATTTGAACGACAGAATATGCTCGATCGTCAGCAAGAGGGCATCGAAGTGGCAAAGCAGAAAGGCGTTTATAAAGGCCGCAAGCCCACCGAGTATGACCGCAACCTCTTTGACGTTTTGCACGAGCAGGTGGAAAAGCGTCTGCTGACCGTCACGGACGCTGCCAAGCAGCTTGGTGTGACCCGCCAGGCATGGTATCGGATTGCTGAGCAGAGAAAGGCTGGATAATATGCATGGAGAAGAACTGATTGTTAAGAATGGTAGCATCACGCTGCGGTCTATGCTTGATTTTGGCGGATTCCTTGAAATCAAGCAGTTCTTGGAAGTCTGTCGCTATGAAAACTGCACCGTGACCTTTGCAAACGAGGAACTTGTCATTTTCCCGAATGAATACGATGCTGCTAAAGATGCTCTCGTCTTTATTTACGGTACACTGGCAGAAAGACACAGTATTGTCGAAAAGTATCTCCGTTATAAGCTGATGCTAGGAGATGAACAACCAAAGCCCACTTTACATAGTCAGAGAAAGGAATAAAGCATGAAAACCGTAAAATTGTCTGAGCAGAGCTTGAAGCTCATTGAAACGTTGTGCGATTACACCGACAAGCCCGATATTCTCAATGCCATCGCAGACACTTTATACTATGACGCAGATGAATTGAAGCGCAGGCTAAACCAGCTTGCGGAAGAGGTCAAATAAATCGCACATTCCATTCATTAAAACGAATTTTAGCAAATAATTTTCCGAACCAGCATCATAAAACCGAATATTTGATTTTTGTGCAGTTGTAGGCACTCTTTACATTTTCAGGTAGGGGGGTGCCTATTTTTTTATGCAGCCAAAGCAGTGTATCGCCATCATTGACAGCATCAAATCGTATGCAAAGCAGAATCCGACCGAAGCACAGGTCTACGAGGACTGGTTTCAGGCGGTGGTGAACCTGAGAGACGCTCTGCCGCAGGATAAGCGGTTCGATGCCTACAAATACTCTGGAGAGCTGCGCTCCGTCTGTGCATCCATAATGGGCAAGATGAAAACAGGCGAGGACGTGGCGAAGGCCTATGACATTATCGGCCGGACGTACCTGTTTGAATCAAAGGATGTGTTTGACAGTTATTGCATCTACCTTGAATGGAATCGTGCGCCGGAGAAGAAGTTCTATCAGCCGAGACGCAGGGTTCTGAAAGTGCTGGCAGATGACCTTGAGGACTTGTTTTATAAGCGGATTGACTTCTTGGGAGTTAGCTTACCTGCTCGCGTCGGAAAATCGACGCTATGTATTTTTTTCATCACATGGCTGATGGGCAACCGCCCTGACGTTGCATCGGTCATGAGCGGACACTCTGACAAGCTGACCAATGGCTTCTACGGCGAAGTGCTGTCCATCATCACCGACCCCGTGACCTACAACTGGGGCAAAATCTTCCCTGACGTTCAGCTTGTGGACAAGAGCGCAAAAGATGAAAGCGTTGACCTGAACCGAAAGAAGCGCTTCCCCACCCTGACCTGTCGTTCCATCGGCGGCACGCTGACCGGTGCTGTTGAAATCGGCGAGGGCGGCGTTCTGTACAGCGATGACTTGATTGAGGACTTGGAGGAAAGCCTGAATGTTGAGCGTCTGAACAACAAGTACGATGCTTACCTAAACCAGCTGAAAGACCGTAAAAAGCAGGGCGCATTGGAGCTGATGGTTGGTACACGCTGGAACGTGCTTGACCCTCTGGGGCGCATCCAGAACCAGTATGCGGACAATCCGAAGTACCGCTTCCGGGTGATTCCCGCTGTGGATGAGAACGGACACAGCAATTTCAATTATGACTACGGCGTGGGATTTGACGATGCCTACTATGCCGACATGAAAGCCAGCATTGACGATGCAACATGGTGGGCAAAGTACATGGGCAAGCCTTATGTGCGTGAAGGTCTGCTGTTCCCTGCTGATGAGCTGCGATACTTTAACGGCGTTCTTCCTGATGGTGAGCCCGATCGGAAGCTCATGGTCATGGATATTGCATGGGGTGGCGGGGACTTCACCGCCTGTCCTATTGCCTATGTGTACGGGGATGCCGTGTTCATCCCTGATCTTGTGTTTAATAACGGAGATAAAACCGTGACCAGACCGGAAGTCGTGGGCAAAATTATCCAGCATAAAATCAATGTAGTATGCGGCGAAGCCAACAATGGCGGTGACGAATACTGTGACGTGGTAGACAGCCAGCTTCGGCAGCAAGGCTATCACTGCTCTGTCCGTAGCCAGCGTGCGCCTAGTGGTCAAAGCAAGCTGTCAAGAATCATCCAGTATGCGCCGGACATCAAACGGTTCTATTTCCTTGACGAGAAGCACCAGTCGAAAGAGTACAAGGCATTCATGGAACAGGTGACGATGTTCACGCAGCTTGGCAAAGTTCCGCACGATGATGCACCGGATAGTTTGGCTCAGCTTGCCGATGAACTGTACAACGGAATCAGTAAAATCGAGCCTGTCAAGAGGCCTTTTTGATTAAAAACACAATATATTGTGTTCGCTGGGTCTATTTATTTGATTTCACCACTTGACAAGGCTTATAATGTACGCAGGAAGTTTTGCAGCTTCCCTTAAAGGAATAGCTTGCACGCGGGGTTTTGTCATTTTACTCGCGTGCGTGTCAACAAGCATATTCCTCCTTTCGCCGGTGGAGGTTTTCTCACTCTTTTACCTTCACCGGGCTTTATATGTTGCGTTTCCAATTGTAAGGGGAATGCCAGCCTGTCTCCCCCATGGCTGGCAAGCAACGGTTCGATTCCGTTACGCAGCACAACCAACTACCTAGCTTTGCATGGATTTATTCTCCAAAACCTCCACCGCTACTCCCGGCTCTCGATGCAATGGTTAGACATGACATTGCAAAGAGCAGCGGTTAACCAATCAAGCCGGGTTTCTATGTTGCATTAGCTCAGTCAGGCTAGAGCATCCGGCTCATAACCGGACATACATTGGTTCAAATCCATTATGCAGCACCAAAATTGCAGCTTACCCGTTTTACGTCTGTCCGACAACTGAATGTAAAGGCTGCAATGGTTTTCTTCGGGCGAAGAATAGCACGGCTGGAAGTGCGAACAGTTTCCCAGTAGCTTCTGACAGGTCTGTGCTCAACAGCCTGTTTCCAGAAATCCAACGAAAGGAGCACAGATGGTAGCAAAAGTCAGATGCAAGCGTCCTCGAAAAGACGCAAACGGCAATCCTTGCGATTGTGGGCGTTATCTTGGCGAAGTGGAAGGTAAGTTCTCCCTTCTGTGCCCTCTTTGCCATTGGATTACAATTGGAGATTCCAACCTTCCAAAAGATACATGGGTCTCCGTACCAAAATTTAAAAACTGAATAGCTTTTGAAGCGCAGTTGTAAGCGCAGTGAGATAGACCTTAACAGGTTTGTCTTGCTGCGCTTTTTATTTTGCCGGAAAGGAGGAACGCATGGCTGAGTATCAGATAGTCGTTGACGGCTTTTTGAATAATCCGCTGACCGGACGTAGACCGATTGAAACGCCGGAGACGGAAATCAATCGGGCGAACGTGCTGAAAGTGGTCATGGGCAAGGCAGAGCCTATTCATCTGCTGAACAAGAACGAGATTCGCTTTCTGCACAACTACTACTTGGGTAGCCAGCCTGTCCTCCACCGCACGAAGGAGTACCACGCTGAAATCACCAACCGCATTGTAGAGAACCATGCCAACGAGTGCGTGGGCTTCTACACAGGTTACATGAGCGGCACTCCTTGCTCTTATGTGCGGTCTGAAACGGCAACAGGTGACGGTGAGGAAATCGCCCGCCTGTCCAACGCCTTGCAGTATGAGGGCAAAGACGCGCTTGATCGGAGGCTCTGGCAGTGGATGTTGGAGTGCGGGCAGGGATACCGCATTGTTCTTCCTGACAAGGGGTACAACGGCAACTACCCGGATGAAACGCCCCTGTTGGTGGACGTTCCCGACCCGGATATGGCGTATGTGATTTACAACTCCGGTATCGGACACAAGCCCATCGCCAACGTGCTGCACATCCCACGCAATTATCAGAATGACCTAAACGACCTAATTTGCGTGTATACGCCAAACCAGTACTTTGAAATCGACAATGGCAAGGTCACAAAGTCTGAGAATCACTCTCTCGGAATGTTGCCGATGGTCGAATACAAGCTGAACCCGGAGCGGATGGGTTTGTTTGAACCGGCTATTCCTGTGCTGGATGCCATCAACGACCTTGAAAGCAACCGTTTGGACGGTGTGGCACAGTTCATCCAGTCCATCATGGTGTTTACCAACTGCCTTGTGGACAAGGATGCGCTTGACCAAGTAAAAGAACTTGGCGCAATGTGCCTGAAATCCACTTCTGGTCTGCCCGCTTCTGTTTCTCAGATTGCAAACGAGCTTGACCAACAGCAGAGCCAGACCTTGCTTGATTCCATGCTGAACGTGTACCGCAGTCTGACTGCTATGCCTAGTGCCACTGGCAGCGAGAACGCAACATCCGACAACGTGGGCGCAGTTATCGTCCGAAATGGCTGGAACCACACCGAAGCAAGAGCACAGCAGTACGAGAATATGTTCAAGTACGCTGAACGCCAAAGCCTGTCTGTAATGCTGAAAATCCTGCGTGATACGGCTGGCTCTAAGCTGATGGCAAGTGACATCAACATCAAACTGCCCCGCCGTCAGTACGATAACCAGCAAAGCAAGGTTCAGATTTTTGCACAGATGATTCAGCAGCCGATTGACCCGCAGCTGGCGTTCACCACGCCCGGTCTGTTCCCAGACCCGCAGGCTGCTTACGAAATGAGCAAGCCCTTTTTGATTGCTTCCGGCAAATTGGGCGAAGATGGGAAAGCGCCGAAGCCACAGAAACAACCCGCAGATCATATTGCCGACAGAGGCAAAACGGTTGGCGAACAGGCTAATGCAAAGGAAGGAGAGCAAAAATGAAGAAGCTATTTATTTCATGCCCGATGAAGAATCGGTCGGAAGAAAATATTCGGATGACGTTTGACCGCTTGCATAAGATTGCCGAAGCAGTGTACGGCGAAAATCTGGAGGTTATTCCTACCTATATTGAAGATAACCCGCCTAAGTGTAAAACCGAAGGGCTTTGGTATCTTGGCAAGAGCATTGAACTTCTCGCACAGGCCGATTATTTTATCGGCATTTGCGGCGATAACGCTTTTCAGTATAACGGCTGTACTGTAGAAATTGATGCTGCAAAGTTGTATTGTGTTCCGGTCTATCTTGTTCCGACCGTTTTTGTCGCTCCTGATGTTGCGAAAGCAGAACTGGTTTACAACGGCACAGGGGAACTAATCAACTAAAAATCAATTCGCATTGGCGGGTTGATATATTCCGGCAGGGAAGCCGGGATACAAATTTCGCAGCGTTGCAGGGAAGCAACGGTAAAAAAACGCAGGAGGAGATTAACAATATGAAACTCAATGTGTTGCTTGGTGATGCCTACAAAGAGGGCATGACCGCTGATGAAATCATTTCTGCGCTTGAAAAGGTTGCAGACCCTAACGCAGAGGTTGAGAAGCTGCGCAACGCCGTGACGAAAGCCAACGGCGAAGCTGCTGAGTACAAGAAGCAGCTCAAGGCAAAGCGTACCGATGACGAGAATGCCGCACAGGAACAAGCTGACAAACTGGCAGAGATGCAGAAGCAGATTGATGCCCTGACTGCCGACAAAGAGAACCTCGTCAAGGAAAAGACCCTTGCATCTTACCGTGAGAAGTTCGTTGCACAGGGTTATGACGCTGAACTTGCCAACAAGGCTGCGTCTGCACTGGCTGACGGTGACATGGACAAGGTGTTTAAGTTCCAGTCGGAGTTTATGACCGCCCACGACACCGCATACAAGGCTTCTCTGCTGAAGGATATGCCCACACCTCCGGGTGCGGATGGCAAGGGCGGTTCTGACAGCGAAGGCGTGGCGTTTGCTAAGAGCCTTGCACAGCAGAACGCAAATACTTCCAAGGCATCGAGTGACGCAATGAGTGCTTTCCATTAACAAGGAGGAAAACATGAAGTTTACCCGAAACACGGTCAACGGAATCAACGATACCATCCTTGCTTCCAATGACTACACCGCCATCCCATTTACCGTGACCGAAACTGCTGCGGTTAAGGCTGGCTATCCCATGACGCTGGCTGGTAAGAAAGCTGTTGCTGCTGGCGAGACTGGTTCTAAGACCATCAACGCTGACGGCATCCTGCTGTATGACGTTGACCCGGCAGAGAACCCCAATGCTTCCCTGCTGATTCGTGGCGTTATCGACACCAAGAAGGCAGCGGCAAGTTCCAGCTTCACCTTTGATGCTGACGCAATCAAGGCACTCAAGACTGCCGTTCCTGGCATCTTCTGCCGCGACAACATCAGCGTGAACGCTTAATAGGAGGTAAAACAACATGGCACTGAATCTTAAGGAAGTCTTTGCCCCGGCTGCAATTGCCGCCTATTGGACGAACGACCCCACCAATGCGATGCCCTTTGCATCTGACGCACTGTTCCCTGCAAAGAAGAAGGCAGGTCTCGACCTGAAGTGGCTGCGTGGTCACAAGGGCGTTGGCGTTTCTCTGATGCCCAGCGCATTTGACGCAAAGGCTACGTTCCGCACCCGTGAGGGCTTCAAGTTCGATGAGACCGAGATGCCGTTCTTCCGTGAGGGCTACCATCTGGGCGAGAAAGACCGTCAGGAAATCCTGCGTGTTCTGGACAGCAACGACCCCTATGCCCGTGATGTGATGAACCGTCTGTACGATGACACCGCACAGCTTATCACTGGCGCTCGTATCGTTCCTGAACGCATGATCTGGCAGCTTCTGGCTCCCACCAATGGTATTCCCGGCATCACCATCAAGGCAAACGGCGTGAACTACACCTACAACTACGACCCGGACGGCACTTGGAAGTCCACCAACTACAAGGAAGTCTCTGCCGCAAAGTCCAAGTGGAACGTCACCACTGCCACTCCCATTGCTGACCTGAATGCCGCGAAGGACGCTGTTTTGGCAAGCGTTGGCGAGGTCGTGACTGAGGTGTATATGAACACCGCCACCTTCCGCAACATGATTGCTGCGGACGAGGTGAAGAATCGGTTCATGACCGTCACCGCAAAGGCAAACGCTGTTCTGCTGGACGCTGAAGCACGGCAGATTATCGAATCTGCAACTGGGATGACCATCCATCTGTATGACAAGATGTTCAAGGCAGACCAGTACAGCGCAAGCGAGAAGTACCTGCCTGACGGCATGGTAGTGGTTGCTCCGTCCGGCGCTCTTGGCAGCACTTGGTACGGCACTACTCCTGAGGAAGCAGACCTGCTGTCTGGCCAGTCCGGCGCATCCGTGTCCATCGTGAACACCGGCGTTGCCATTACCACCGAGCTGACCGTTCACCCGGTCAATGCCAACGTCTATACTTCTGAGATCGTCCTGCCGTCCTTTGAGCGCATGGACGCTGTGTACTGCATCAAGGCTTACTAAGGCGAAAGGAGGAAAGCAGCATGGGAGATCAGTATTCCGAAGCGGTAGTCAAGCTGGGGCAGTACATTGCCCCTGCACTTGACCGTGAAATCACGGACGAGGACTACCCACTCTTCGACCTGCTGCTTGATTTTGCCAAAGACAAGATATTTGCGCAGGGCTACCCCTTTGGTAACAGACCAGACGAGTTGCCCTTGCAGTATCAGTCGTTGCAGATACGCATTGCAGCGGAACTGTACAACCACATCGGTGCAAACGGACAGACGAGCTATACCAACAACGGCATTACTCGTGTGTGGGAAAGCTCCGATGTGGCGCAGTCCCTGTTGAATGAAGTGGTTCCGAGAGTAGGTGTTATTGCCTGATGTTCAATGGAAGCCCGCTGGATAAACGCCCGCTGTGGTATTCGAACCCTGTTGGCGAGAAAACTCCTGTTGTGGACGAGTGGGGAAACGAAACCGGCGAATCCGCATACGAATCGTGGAGCGAACCCGCAAAGCTGATGCTGAATGTCAGTCCTCCTACTGGTTCTGCGGAAGCAAACCCTTTTGGAGCGTTCACGGATTACAGCTACGTTGTTAGTTCGTCCAGCAAAAAGCGCAACACACCGCTTTATGAAGGTACGCACGTCTGGTTTCAGACAGACGTTTCAAAGCCATTCAATTACACTGTGGTCAAGGTCGCAGAGCATATCACGGATACGCTGTATGCGCTGAAAGAGGTGGCTGCAAGTGAAAATTAAAGTGAGGTTGAGCGATGCCGGACTTCGTGATGCGGAACGTCAGATACAGGAACACAAGGCCACCCTGAACAAAAAGGCGCAGGAGTTTGCAAAGGCGTTGGCGCAAAAAGGCATTGACGTTGCGACTGTGCGGTTTGCTAACGCACAGTATGCTGGAGACAATGACGTAACAGTTGAGCACGACCCGGTACAAACGCCAAATGGCTTTGCAATCGTAGCGCACGGAAAGGCAGTTGCGTTCATCGAGTTTGGCACTGGCGCACATCACAACGGATATGGCGGAGAACTACCGCCCGGTGTTGGTGCACATGGCTCCTACGGCAAAGGGCAAGGCGCAAACCGCAGATGGTACTACTACGGCGAATCCGGCAATGCTGGCACACCTGTCAAACAGGTGGATGGAAAAGGCCAGTTGAATTACACTGATGGCAACGATGCAGCTATGGCTATGTGGGGAGCTGTTGAAGAAATGGCTTCTCAGGTCGAAGTAACGTGGAGGGAGGTTTGGAATAGTTGATCGATTATTTCAATTCCATTTTCACGGCTGTTGCTAAGGAACTGCGAAAGCAAGTTCCCGGCATCTTCGTTACCGGTGAAATCAATGACAGCAACGTCAAAAAGTTTCCTTGTGTGCAAATAGAAGAAAACAGCAATGTCCCAAAGCACCGTGATTCTGCAAACCACAGCAAATACGCCGCTGTTTCCTTGCGTGTGCGCGTCTACTCCAACAAAACAAGCGGACGCATTGCAGAAGCACGTTACATTTTAGATATTGTGGATTCCGTATTGGAACCGCTCAATTTCTATCGAAAGTCGTTTGCCCCGTTGAATGGGCTGTACAACAATTCCGTCTATCGGATTGATTGCAGCTACGGGGCAACAATCGGAGAGGACGGAATGATTTACCGAAACTAAGGAGGTAAACATTCTATGAGTACTGCTATCTCCGGTCTGAATACCACCCTGTATTGTGGCGACAGCGCAACCGCTCTTACGAAGCTGTGCGACATCAAGGATGTACCTGACCTGATCTCCGAGCCTAACCTTCTGGATGCCACTACTCTGTCTGACCCTATGCAGGTCAACATCTTTGGCATCATCCAGAGCGACACCAAGTCTTTCACCGCCAACTACAACAAGGCTGACTATACGAAAGTCAAGGCAGCTGGCTATGATGAGACTTCCGAGAGCAATGCCGTGAAGTACTATGCCCTGAAAATGCAGGACGGCTCTGGCTTCACTTGGCAGGGTATGCATCAGGTTGGTCTGTCCGGCTTTGGCGTGGACGAGGTTGTGGAAATGACCATCAACTGCATCTTCACCAAGAAGCCTGAGTTCAGCGAGACCCTGACTGTCACTGGCGGCTAAACCGCAAAAATCGAATCAATCAAACCGGGCAGAACTGAACAACGGATTTGGTTCTGCCCCTATTTATAAAGGAGAGCATTTATTATGGCTGCTAAGGTTATCAACTTTCATTCCCCCGATGGCAAGAACACTTACGAACTGACTTTCACCCGTGACAGTGTGGAAGCTACCGAACGTGCAGGCTTTCAGATTGGCCAGTACACCCAGATGACCAATCTGCTGTCCAACTCCCGTGCCTTGTTTTACGGTGCTTTCATCGCACGAAACAAGGGCATCAAGCGCAAGGTCGTGGACGAAATGTTCCAGCACATCGAGGATAAGGAAGACCTGATGGGCGTTCTGCTTGAGATGTTTATGGACGCTTCCAAGTCTCTGCTGGCAACTGACACTGAGGACAAGACCGCAAAAAACGCAACGTGGGAGATTGTGTAACTGCACAATCTCAGGAAACAGACGGAGAGGGAGAACCGTTCTCCTTCTCCAAGCTGTTCCATGATGTAGAAGCCTATTACATTTCCATCGGCATGACCTATGACCAGTTCTGGCACGGCGATGTCTGGCTGGCGAAGGTCTACCGTGACGCAGAGGAGCTGCGGGAGCGCAGAGCCAATGCAGAAGCATGGAGAAATGGCTTTTACATGGCATCTGCGCTTTCCTCTACGGTTGGCAATATGTTCCGAAAGAAAGGGTCTAGCCCCATCAAGTACATGGATAGACCGATTCCCCTTACCCAAAAGGAGAAAGACGAGTATGAATACCAACGCGCAGTTGAGGCGCAGGAGCGAATCAAGAGAATGATGTTCTCTATGATGGAAAGTGATGGTGGTAGTGATGGCTGATGTTGATATTACGAGCTTATCCGTAGAGATTTCTGCGGAATCGCAAGGCGCAGAGCTTAATATCGACAAGCTCGCTACCGCCATTTCTAATTTGCGGACGAAAGGCAACGTCACAAAGGTTGTAAATAGCCTTGATAAGCTGGCTGGTTCCATTGCAACGCTTAAACAGGCATCGGCTGGAATGTCCGGGCTGGACAAAATCACCAGCTTTCTGAATGGACTTTCCAACGTAAACCCGACCGCAAGCGCAAAAAGCATCAACACGGTCGTGAATGCAATCAAGAAGATTCCAGCGGCTGTGTCTGGTTTGAACGGCGTGGACTTTTACTCCATGTCTGGAAGCATTACTCAGCTCACTAGCGCTTTGGCTCCGCTGTCCATTCTGGATGCATCGAACCTTAAAGCTCTTGGCAGTGCTTTCAATGCGATCGGAAAGGTCCCTGACCTGACCGACAAGCTGAAAGCGACTGACCTTGATTCTTTTGCAAGCTCTTGCCAGAAGATTTCTGCCGCCCTTACTCCTCTTGCATCTCAGCTTGACAAGGCGGGCAACGCTTTTGCAAAGCTCCCGCCGCAGTTGAGCAAGGTTGTGACACAGGCGAACCGTGTGACCGCAGCCAACGAAAAGCAGCGCAAGAGCTATCTCAGTCTGTCCAATCAGATGAACGGCTTTATGCGGAACATGGCAAAGCTGGTTTCGCTGAAAGCTATCGCTGAGTATCTTGGCAACGCTGTTGCGAAGTTTAATGACTTCTATGAAGCAACAGACTTGTTCCATAATGCTATGGGCAATTTGAGCGGTGAAGCCGATACGCTCATTAGCAAGATGCAGGGCTTGCTTGGCGTTGACCCGACCAAAGCGATGACCTACATGGCTACTATCCAGAGCCTGGGTACTTCGTTTGGTCTGGCCAGCGACAAAGCATATATTCTGTCTAAGAACCTGACCCAGCTTGCTTATGACGAAGGTTCCTATTGGAACAAAGACGTTGCAGAGACCTTTACCGCAATGTCTTCCGCAATCTCTGGCGAGATTGAGCCTATTCGCCGTTTGGGCATCGACCTGTCTCAGGCACGGTTACAGCAGGAACTTCTTGCTTTGGGCTTTAACAAACAGGTTTCTAGCCTGTCTCAGGCAGATAAGGCAGTTTTGCGTTACATTGCCATTATGAAGCAGACTGCCAACGTGCAGGGCAACCTTGCACAGACCATCCAGAGCCCTGCGAACCAGATTAAGATTCTGAAAGCGCAGTTGGATATGCTGGCGAAGTCTGTTGGCTCTTTGCTCTACCCTGCCATGAAATCTATTCTTCCCCCGCTGATTGCCGCCGTCCAACTTATCCGAGAATTTGTCCAGTGGGTTGCAAAGCTGATGGGTGTGAAGGTCGTGTTCACTGATTTCACCAAGAGCGCTGACAGTGTTGGTGGCATCGGTGACGCAATGGATGACACGGCCGATTCGACAAAGAAAGCCGCCAAAGCCCTCAAGGACTACACGATGGGCTTTGATGAACTGAACATCATTGATCCCACGCAGGAAAGCTCCGGCTCTGGCAGCGGCGCATCTGCTGGCAACATCTTAGGCAATGTAGACCTGTCCGGCTACGATATGTTCAAGAACTATGTTGGCAACGCCGTGGACGAAATCAAGGCAAAGCTGGAAAAGCTTGCGCCATTGATTGCTGGCATTTCTGCCGGATTTGCAACGTGGGCTATTGGCAACGCTTTGCTTGAAGCTCTCAATAAAATCAAAGGCGATGGCTCTTTAATTGAAGGAATTCTCAAGCTTTGGAAGTCTCCCATTATGGGAGCAGCTGTCGCTGTTGGCATCATGGTTGCTCGTTTTGTTGACCTGTACCAAAACAGTGAGGCGTTCCGAAAAGGCCTTGAACGTGTTCGAGCTATGATTTACCTTGCTGCGGAAGGGCTTAGGCAGGGTTGGAATATATCACTCACAGATGGAAAACTCGGAGAATCCATCAAATACCTGAAAGAATCTTTTTCTAACTTAAAGCAAGTAATCTGGAATCTCATTCCAGAAAGTTGGCAGGAGGGCATTTCTTCTGCGTTCAAAACAATTTCTGACGTTGTAAAAGACCTTGATCTTGATGTTGGTGATTTAATTACAACACTTATGGGCATCGGTCTTATTGTTAGCGGTCATCCTGTAGCCGGTCTTGCTGTTCTTGGTTTTGAAGCTATTACTGTTGCAGTTCGTGGTCTTGGTAGCGAAAGCCAAAAAGAAGCTTTTGAGATGGAAACGGACTGGTTCAATGCTTTCAAGTCTATGGGCGAAAAAGTTGCTGATTTTGTAGGTGACGCAATTACAGCCATTGGAAACCTTATCAATGATTTCGCAATTTTTATTGGATGGATTCAGAACGGTGTTTCCGAAACTGACAGGCTTGACTTACAGATGAACGGTAACTTTATCGAGAATGCCGTCATGGGCATCGCTCAGCTGATTCACGATATCGGAGTGTTTGTCGGATGGATTACCAATGGAGTAAGTGAAACCGACCGTCTTGATATTCAGATGAACGGGAACTTCATCGAAAAGGCGGCTCTTGGTTTTGCTGACCTTATCAATTGGGTAAAGGATGTTGTTACATGGTTCGTACATCTCGATGAACACGTCGAAAACGGTGCGAAAGCTGTTCGTGGATTTATCGATGATATCAAAACGTGGGCAAAAGATGCCGCAAAAGCTGCTTCCAATATGGTAACAGCCGTTGCAAATGCTATTGTTTCTCTTCCTTCCAAAATGTTTGAAGCAGGCAAAAACATTTGGCAAGGTCTGGTAAATGGTATCAAGAGCGGCATTGAAACCGCAAGAGGCGCTGCGGCAAATCTCGCCAAAGCTATCATTGACAAGTTTACGACCGATACTGAAATTCACTCTCCCTCCGCTCTGTTTGAACGCTTTGGTGAATTTATTGACCAAGGCCTTGCAAACGGTATCACTGCAGTACTTCCTTACGTTGAACAAGCTATGACCAATCTGGCAAACGTTGTTCAGCAGAAGGGCAACGAGATGATTGACTATGGCACAACCACCGCAACGAATTTTGTTAATGGTTTCTTCAACGGTCTGGACAGCAAGTGGCAGGAGCTTGACTCCGGTCTGCAGAATGACTTCTTCGGCACAGTGCAGAATCTTTGGAATGCTGTGCAGAACGGAGACTTGAAAACGATCGGAACAACTACAGCAGCTATTATCTGGCAGGCGATGGGAGAGGAGAACCGAAATCAGGTAAAAGCATACGCACAAAGCTTTATTTCCAATATTTCCAGTGTTTTAAAGGATGCATCCAAAACCTTGTTTAACGAAGCGTTAAAAGTTGGCAAGGTTATCTGGAGCGGCATAACAAGCAATTTTGGAAAAATCGTAAAAAGCGTTTCCAATCTTGGAACTACGATTTCTGCATCAATTAGCGCATTGAAGGTGCCTTTAGCCACTACTGGCACTGCGATCAGTCAAGGCCTTTTCGGTGGTCTTGTAAGCTCTTTCCCTGAAATTTTTGCTGCAATGGGCGGCTTGATTGGAAGTGTTGGCTCTGCGTTTGTTGGCCTTCTTACTTCCATTGCTGGCGCGCTTTCATCTACAGTTTTCGGCATTCCTGTAGCACTTATTGTGGGTGCGGCCGCAATTGCCTTAGGCGCTGCGATTGCGGGTATTGTGAGCAATCTCGGTGGGAAATATTCAACTGACAATTCTTCTTACGTCGGGACCCCTGAATATGATGCTTCTACAGGCTCCACCACTTCTGCAAATGGATACTACGGCAATACATCATCCGGGTCAACAAGCTCTTCCGACCTGCAAGGTGCGGTTTACAACGGCTGCTATAATGCGTTTCTTGATATTTTCCAGCGCTATGGTGACGAAATTACCGGCGGCAAGGAAGTCAGGTTGTTCATTGACGGAAAGCAGATTACTGCTTCGGTTGAAAAGCAGCAGGCTGACCGTGGCGTGCAAATCATGGGTACGGAAGTATATAGCTATTAAGGAAGGGACGGTGAATTATGCAAGCTCTTGTATCAGTGAACGGCGTAGATTTGCCAGAGCCTTCCTCTTATAGCGCAACGACTTCAACCATCGTTGATTCTGGCCGAAACGTGCAGGGCAAGGTTGTTGGCTCTGTGGTTCGAAACGATGTTGCAAAAGTGGCTCTCAAGTGGAATTACCTTACTGCAAAACAATGGGCTTCCGTTATCGGCCCATTCACTACAAACTTTTATTGCACGGTACGATTTTACAATCAAGCAACAGCTTCTTATTCCACACGTCAGATGTATGTTTCCGACCGAACGGCCGGAATGTGGCGAAGGGGCCCAAACACCGGAAATGTGATGGGCTGGACGGATTGTTCTTTGAGCCTGGTTGAGGTCTAAAGGTGGTGATTTTATATGTCCGTAAAGCCGTCCGATAAGTGGCTTTCACAATATAATAATACGCTTGTACCCGAAACTTTTATTCAGATTACTTATCATGCAGCTGATGATGCGGCGCAAACGGACGCTATTGCAAGTTCAGGTTCGCAAACCGTGTTTAGCAACGTGGCATCCATCACTGATCTGGACATTTCCGTTTCCGGAAATTATGCGACTGCTGAAACTAATTTTTGGGTTTTGGATGGAAGCCTTAGTATTGTTCCGGATTCTGAACCGTATCAAGAATGCGGCTATGTAAGCGGTGAATGCGTATCTAGCTCTAATCATCCAACCATCACATTTTCTTTTAGTAAAATCCACGAAGAAAAAATACCGGGTCTGACAATCGTTTGGTCTGAAATTTTAAATGAATGGGCAAAATCATTTAAAATTTCCGCTTACAAAGGAACCGCTCTTCTTTTGGAAAAGCAAATTGACAACAACGATTCCTCCGAAACTTCAATTGAATTTGAGATTTCCAATTATGATTCGGTTATTATTGAAATTCTTGAATGGTGTATTCCAAACCGAAGAGCTCGTATCTCGCAAGTGGAATTTGGACGACGTGTGAAATTTAGCAAAACAGACCTTCTGTCGTATTCCCATAAATCAAAGCGAGACCCAATTTCCGGTCAGCTTTCCAAGGATTCAATTTCTTTTTCCGTTGATAACAGCGACCAAAAATGGAATCCTATCAACCCAGACGGCCTTTACAAGTATTTGTATGAACGCCAAGCTGTTTTTGTAAAGTATGGCATGGACTTGGACGGACAAACTGAATGGATTAACGGAGGAAAGTTTTACCTTTCTAGTTGGAGCATTCCTTCTAATGGAATTACCGCTTCCTTTGAAGCTCGCGATGCTTTGGCGTTTTTAATCGATTCACTATACACCGGAAGGAAAAGCGGAACTTTATACGAAATGTGTTATGACGCTTTGGAACTTCTTGATGTTTCCGGTATCAGCTATTACATCAACGAATCTTTGAAGGACTATACAACTGATTTTAGCAACGAAAATTCTTCGTATAAAAACGCTGATGTTCTACAGCTTTCTGCTAACGCAGCCGGTATGGCTTTGTATCAAACAAGAAACGGTGAGATTCGGATTGATCGGGTTCCGTATCTTCCTGAAAACAAGTCCGACATTTATGAAATCACTGAAATCAATGATTATCAGTATCCGGAAATCACTTTTTCTAATAAGTTAAAAAACATCTCTTACTCTCTAAATGGAGCTTCGTCATTGTATCCGAATGGTGCTACTGGCGATGGCGTTACGCAAAGTGTAAACAATGCGCTTATCTCTTCCTCCATTGTCTCCCAGCCAAAAAATGTTCTAACTGAAAGCTATAAAGTGCTTTCTAACCGTCGAAAAGCCACCCTGTCTTATCGTGCCAGCCCACACAACGATGCTCTTGATTTTGTCAAGCTCAATCATCAGTTTGGATATTCTTCTAACTTACTGATTACGGACGTTTCTTACACGTTTAATGGCAGCTTCAAGGGTTCCGTTACCGGGTATATGATTGAAGACGTTGATTCGTTACAAATCGACTCTTCTGAGATCTACTTACATCCTTCCGACACGATCACGCTCACTGCAACGCTTACCCCTGCATCTGCCGATTCCCCTGTTATTGTTTGGAATGCATCTCCTGCTGGTATCGTTGAGCTGAATGTCATCAAGAACGAACGCGGCGTATCTGTCTGCAACGTCACGTATTTACACAGCGGAAATGCAACGATCACAGCTACAGTCGCAAGTCTTTCTGCTTCTTGCAACGCTACTACGATTGCGGAAGAGATTTCTAACCTCAAAGAAGGTGATACCGTTTATATCTCCGTCGCTGGCGTTTATACTGCTTTTCTTGTCTCAAAACATAATTACGAACCAGAATTAAATGGCAAAGGGAGAACACTTCTTGCTCTTAAAGACGCGAAAACAGAAAACACTGCGTGGGATAGTAAAATGACAACTCCTGCAGAGTATTCGACTAGCAGTATTGATGCCTTATTAAACGGAAACATAAAAAATTCTTTTTCTGATTTTATGCAGAAAAAAATTGGAAAAACTACTTTTTATTATACCCCCGCGTTCAAAAAAAATGATTCTAACGAGTACGTACCTTCTGCTGTGTCTACTCTATCTCGCAGTATATTTTTACCTTCCGCAAAAGAAATATACTACGGATTTCCCGATAACAGTAGTGGTATTAACGAAATTTGGGGTTATGGATGCAACGCAGAAGGAAGCCCGCTCCCTACAGCAAAAGAACTTCTGAGAAATCCTTTTTTTATGGTCGGAGGCGTTTACAGCCCGTATCAGCAGTGGACGAGAACTCCCGTTACCCATCTTGAATATTTTGGCATGGGCCCTTCTGTTGGAAGTATCTATTATCGTTCTATTGTTGTTTCAAGATATTGGGACAAAGCACATCTTGGTAATTCTAATGACGAAGAATTATTTTTTTATGATTGTATCGGTTCTGGGGACGCAAACTATAAGTGCTATCATTACATGTTTACCGTTCCGAGTAATTTGCCTATTGGGTATCAAAACAGAGTTGAGGAAGAATAATTTATGGCTCGTTGGATTACAGACCGCACGCAATCAGATGTTGACCGTGTGAAAGAAATTACCGCAAAGGCGAGAACAGGCACGTGGACAAAAGCCGAACAATCGGAATGGCTTGCCGGAATGAAGGGCGCTTTAAGTTATACGGATTTCAACCGCATTGAATCCGGCATTCAAGAACTTGGCTCCATTGTTGGCGCATCTGTTTCTGTTCGGACTGATTGGACAGTCGATGGATATATGAAAGTCTCCGATGCAACACGTTGGTTTTCTAACATCAACTCCATTCGCGCTAAATGCTCTGGCCCATCTGCTATTGCAGGTACGCCAGAAAGCATGAACAAACTCGATTTTTCAACGATGAATCAAATTGAGCAAATTTTGTTCGACATTGAAACGCTTGCTAAAACATACGTTACGTTTTCCGGTGAATACATGACAGGAGATGGACAATATGGTTTTTGAAGACCGTGTGGCAAAACATCCGGGTCGGTGGACAATGGCAAAATCGGATGGAACATCCGAAATTGTCACTCTTATCCGAAATGACGAGCCAATAAAAGAAGGAACACCAATCAATGCATCTACCTTAAACGAGCTGAGTACTGTTGCAGGAGCAATTAACGCAAAAGAAGAAGCCGTTTTAGCAGCGCAGGCTGCTGCATCCGAAAGGGCTAAAGCAGAACAAGCAGCTACAAATTCTGCGAACGCTGTTAAGGCCGATTTGAAAGAATACTTAGATAAAGCAGTCACGAGCGCGTCAAATGCGGCGGAGAGCGAAAAAAATGCGAAAGCGTCTGCAAATGCTGCGCAGGAACACCAGACCGGAGCGGAGGCTGCACAGAAAAAAGCAGAAGATGCCGCCGATCGTGCCGCCGCCACCGTAAGCACCGATAAAACGCTAACGGTAGATAATGCCCCAGCTGACGCTAAGGCCGTGGGTGAAGCCATAAAGAATCTGAATATTCGCCCTGCTACATCCACAACACTTGGCGGAATCAAGGTGGGCAGTGGGCTTTCTGTGACCTACGATGGTACGCTGAGCGCCGATGCTCAGGAATACACCCTCCCTGCTGCCACCGCAACCACGCTGGGCGGTGTCAAGCTGAGTGACGACTTCACGGCAGATGCGGACGGCACACTGCATCTGGCAGGCGGTACTGCCCCGGACCCTTACCCCGTGGGCAGTATTTTTCAAACAGTCAGTACGACCAGCCCCGCCGCACTGTTCGGCGGCAGCTGGCAGGAGATCGCGTTTAACCGCGTGCTGATGGGTGCTGGCAACGCCTACGCAGCGGGCACCACCGTGGAGGCCGGACTGCCGAACATCACAGGCTCTTTTGGAGAAGCAAACGCAGATTCCTCCCCATTCCGTGGTTCAAAAGCGTCTTTGAAATCATCGGGAGCTTTAAAATTCGTAGAAATCAATACTTCTTGGGGTGGCTACAGGGGTGATTCAGGTTCGACGTATGATGTTTACTTTGATGCTTCCCGCTCGAACTCAATCTACGGCCGCAGCTATACCGTGCAGCCCGCCGCCTACTATGTGCACATCTGGCGGCGCGTGGCCTGAGAAAGGAGGTTTTGA